CTCCAGTATGTCTACTGGTCGGATGATGACGGCGCGCACGTCATGCTGCAGATTCACGGGGGCTGTGACGTGCGCGGGGGCTACACAATGCCGGCCGCGTTCGACGTGACTGACTGCGACGGAACTGCGATCTTCGACAACGCCCGGGCGACCATCTACTGCGATAATTGCGGGAAGTATTGGGACACGGACAACGGGTGTCATTGGCTCCCGGATGGGTGTAGTGGGCAGGGGCACACGGAGTTACAAGACTACCCGGCAACCGACGAAAAGCCAGACTACCCTGCGCCGATTGTGCCCGACCAGCTACGCCCACCCATGGAATTGCCTAAACGGCCGGAGCCTTGCGTGGGGGTTGTGTGGGTCGACGAAGACCGCAACGGCCATTGCCCCTATTGCGGTGGGCTGTTGCACGTCGCCCCTTGGCCAGCAAGTTGAACGGCATGGGGTGAGAGTAACGCACCGACAGACAGAGCGTACCTCAACGAAAAGGGAGGTGGACACCATGACGCGCGGTTAAACACCGCAAGCCCCGAAACGCGTAACCCGGGGGTCGCAGCCGGGCGGGGCGCTTGTTTCCATGTTTCCGTTTCACACCTTTGGAGAATGCACCGATGGCACATTTCTATGGGTCCTGCGAAGGCAAAGCCAAGACTCAGGCGACCCGGCTAGGGTCGCGCGCTTCCGGCATGGTGACGCAATGCGCCTCATGGTCGGGCGCGGTTCGATGCACGGCCCACGTCGACGAAAATGACGTGGATTGCGTTACGGTTGAGCTAATTCCGTGGCATGGCAATGGGGTCGCGCGGCTTCTCTACTACGGCCCAATGAGTGGAGCGCAGCCGGTCACGGAAGACGAATTGCCAACCGATCCGATCAGCAGAGCGAAAAGGGAGGTGGCGGCCTAGTGTCGGGAGTTGAACAGCGCAAAGACGGCTGGTGGGTGGTCGGCTTGCAGGGCGTGGAGCCTTGCGGGCCGTACTACACCCGGGCCGAAGCGGAATTAGACCGGCGCGGAATGGAGCGCACGTTCAAGCACGAGCACCGCGCCGGGTTTATCACCTGCGAATCACTGAGAAAAGGCAAGCTATGACTGAGGCAGAATACAAGGCAATCCGCGCTCGAATCGACCGCCTGTATAAATGGCTGAATTCGATTCAAGACAAGCGTACCGGCTGGGTGAGTTATCGTCCCAGCGACAAGCCGGCCAGTGTGCCGGACGTGACGAACGAAGAACAGAGCGCAGTGGAAGTGTACGAGTTCCTGCGCGACAAGCCCGACCGATACTTTCTCTACATCAACGAGAAGAAGGCAAAGGCAACCACCTGGAGTGGCGAGAAGCTTGGCAAGGTGGTTTTCGGTCGCGAGTATCGCGATAACTTCGGCGGTGTTCGCGTGCCGATCGACGTGTACGCAATCAACGGGCTGCGCTATTACGGCACCTATTACAAATCGTCGGGCGACTACGCCAGAATCAAGCGCTGCAAACATCAGCAGGGGGCCGCATGAAAATCCCAACAAACTCGCTCCCGGACCGCAAGCCGAAGCGACCGCGCGGCAATCCCGCGGCGCAGAGATACAACCGCTACAAAAAGCGGCTGGAGGCCATCGACTTCACGCCAATGACGGCGCACACCTTAGCCGGAATCCTGCTCTACTTGGCCGACGGAACAGCAGAGCGCAGGGAAATTGTACTGAGAACCTTCGGAGAACTGGCTAATGGTGACGCATAAAGCCTGCACTCGTTGCGGGCACACTAAGCCACTGGGGGACTTCGCCCTCAAAGGCCCGGCTAGGCCCGGTGGCGCCCAGAGAGTGGCGGCAGTGTGTAAACGCTGTTTCAATACCCAACAACAGGAGAGGCGGGCCGCGGAACGGCGGGAAAGGCTTCGCAGGCTTTGTCCAATGTGCGGCAACACTCAATTGCCAACCCATACCCGCGGGCCGCTGCTGTACGAGCTTAGAGCGCAGCGGGAAAGCAAGAGGTTGCTGTCCGTTGCGATTGAATTACACGATTTGTATCTGCTCGGCGTAATCGACCATCCGCTATTTCGCGACCTAGCGAAGCGGAACAAGCGGAACCTCGTGTCGGTGTGTGGCCGGCGGTGGATTAACAGACGACGTGACGCATTAGAGAAAGGTAAGTGATGAACAGAGAGCGATGGCTGACGGAGTGCGTTAGCGCGCTTCGTCCAATGTTCCGCGAAGCTGGACAGCCGATCCCCAAGAAGATCCGGGTCTCGTGCTCGTGGCCGTCCAGAGGGGCGCGGAAGTTAGACGGAGAGGCGTGGAGTAACGAGCACAGCCAGGATGGCTGTTTTGAGATTTTCATCTCGCCACTCTTGGACGATCCGATTGAAGTGTCGGCCGTGCTCGTTCACGAGCTAGTACACTGTGCGGTCGGATTTAAGGAAAAGCACGGCAAGCGCTTCGGCGCCCTGGCGCGGGCCGTTGGGCTTGAGGGAAAGACGGCCACTTCGGTGGCCGGTAGCGAGCTGAAAGCCGGGCTGAAGGAAATCGCCAAAGGGATCGGCCGGTATCCACACGCCCGGCTTGCGTATGCCGAGGACGATGGAAAGAAGCAATCAACTCGCATGAAGAAGCTGTCATGCCAGGACTGCGGGTATACAGTGCGCACGACGCAGAAGTGGATTGAAGTCGGGCTCCCGGTGTGCCCGTGTGGCTCCACCTTGTCTCCGGAGGACTTAGAGGAGGGGGAATAGCTTCCCGCACTTCCCAGCCCAGTCCGCGTTAGGACAAACGTAGAACTGCCCGACGCGGACCATCAGGCAGCCGCATTCCTTGCACGCCCTAGGGGTCTCTCGATCTCTAGGGCGTGTTCTTTTGCTATCTCGGAACAGTAGGCGCTGCACCTCTCGATCAGGGTGCATGGTCGGCTGATTCTTTTGCATACACGTAGAGTAGTTCCGGACCCCGCGAAAGGATCAATAACAGCGTTCTCTCGTAGATCGGCTGTCGAAAAACGGATACACCGCTCGACAAGACCCTCGTGTAATTGCGTAGGGCACCAGGAGCGACGTTGCTTTGAGTTTCCAACCACTCTCGGGAAATCAAATACATCCCCCGGAACACGTCCTCTTGGATCGGCTCGTTTGTCGCCACATTTCTGTCTCCAGGACTGGACTCGGATTTGATCGGGATAGAACTTTGCATGTTCATCGTGCAGCAGAAGCAGTGGCCGGTAGTTGTTGCCGAGTTGCTTCTGTTGATGCTGGCCAAAGGTGAAGGTCTGCACACACTGCCGGACCCGGAGCCAACGGAAGAGGTCGAGTAGCCGGTTGACGACCGCGCCAACCTGCGCGAACCATCGTGCATTGTAGCTTACCCACACAATGTCTGCCGAGTGGATGAACCGCCTCAACCAAGACTCGAATAGGTTAATGTATTCCCAGTCGGGCAGCTTGTCGTTCCCCTCTGTATACTTCAGGCCGATGTTGTCCGGCGGGTCCGCGAACAGGCAGGTGGCGTGCGGGAGGGTCGGCAGAACCTCCAGGCAGTCGCCGTGAATTAGGCGGTTGTTCGTCAACGATCATCTCCGTCGCCATGTAGTACATTACGTTGCTTGCGATCAATGAGCATGTTTATGTTACCCACAGCCACGTCTCTCATCTTGAGACCGAGGTCTGAACATAGGGCCGCCACGTACCAAAGCACGTCCCCAAGCTCTTTCTTTATTTGGGCCCGCCGGTCGTCCGTCACCAGTCCGCCGTCGTCGCGGTAGATTTTCTTTACCTTGTTGGCCACTTCGCCGGCCTCCCCTGCGAGAGCAAGTGCCGAATAAATTACAGGCAAGTTGTCCGGGTAATTGGCTACAGTGCGAGCTTCGGTTTGGTAAGTATCAAATGTGCAAAATGTCATTCTTCCTCCTCTCCATAATTGATCCCCGGCTGGTAGCCGGTATGGTTCAAATTAACACATTGTCCCAGGTCGGCTAGCTGTGCCCGGAGCACGCGGACTCCGTACTGGGCAAGTTGAGTTCCGATCCGGCCTGTCAGCGAGCGGTTGATAGCCGTGCGGTCTTCCATCAGTTCCGCGAAGGTCTTACTGGTCACGAGGGCGCAGAGCACGGCGCACACTTCATCGGCCAGCGAATCCTCAACGCTGTCGGTCTCGATCAGGGCCCGGGTGACGGACTCAACGTCTCTCGCGAACTCGTATCGGACCATGCAGCCCGCCACGACGGACTTCCCGTCCGCCGTAGTGAGCGTCTTGGTCGGTGGGATTGCGGTCTGCACATTCCCTGGCCGGCTGTAGTAGCTTGTCCAGAACGGCCAGAGGACCACTAACCCGGGGCTCCGCACGCGAACCACAGAGCCCCGGGTAATCGTCACGGCAATGTCCGTACACTCCAGGTGCTTTACCTGGGGAATCCATTGCCCGATCCATTCGGCCAGCCGGCCGATCCAAGCGAAAGCTCCCGTCATGCTTTCGCCGGTGGCCGGAGTTGAGCGCCGGTACGGTCATGTGCCCTCACAATGCGCGTTACGTCCGAAAATACCGTACCTAGCGGGTCTCGCCAGAGTTCGTGTCGAGAGTTCCACGGCCTCGGGAAGAGAGAGGCGTAGCCTCCGGCTGTACGGAAAGCATTCACGTTCTCATCGCTGTCGTCGATTAACAGCGCGACTTCGCTGGCAAGTAGATGCTTCTGAGGTCCGATCAGGAATTGTCGGTGCATCCATTTCGGCATGTGCCTGTGAATCCATTCCATTTTGCCAGTCACGCAACCGGGATCGCGCACGGGGCTGGTAAGCAGGCAGATGTTCCGCCTCGCAACCGCCCGGCAAAATGCCAGAAGCGGCCGGAATTCCGGAGACTCCGGTGCGTCTCGCCATACCTCCGGCCCCGTAAGTTTGTCCCAAAATGCCTCCGCAGACTCGAAAGCGAGGTCGCTCCCGGTGATTGGGGTGAGGAGTGAATTTGCTGCCTTTACGATATCGAAGCCCCATTTAGGATCGTACTTTTCGAGTTCATTCGGCTCCACTTTGCAGCCAACTCGCGACAGCGCGTGCATCGTGAATATGTTGCACACGTCGTCCAGGTCAAGAAAGATGTGAGTAATCAGCATAGGGGTCTTTCTTATGCGGCTTTCTTGGTGCAATTAACGCAATCACAGGTATCAGGTCGTTCAACCGCGGCGTGCGCGGCTTCTGGCGGCCGACCACTAACAAGCAACTCGTGCAGGTAGCCGAATGCATTGAAGATCAATGCGCAGACAGCCTCTTCCGTGAAAATTTCGTGGCCGTCTTTCCTGTCGTGTACGTTGTATCCACGGTGCGCCATCCACCAGTCCATGAAGTGCCGGAAGGCCGATTTGATGTACACATCGAAGCCGATTCCCTTTTGCCAGTTATCGGAGGCCCGCATCTTGCCATCAGCCTGTTTGCGGTGCTTGTGCAGATACTCGGCATACGCCCCCATGGCCACCGGCGAGAAGAATCCTTCATAGTCCAGCTTGTTCGTGTCGTCGTCACGGGTGGCTCCGGTGTCGAAAGTTCTCATTGGGTGCCTTTCTCCTCTGGGTGTAAACGGTAAAAGCTATAGTAGTCCGCGTAGTCTCCGCCTTCCTTAATGTGCTTTAGCCATAGTTCTGGTTCTGCGAAGCTAAAGATAAGTGCATGTCGAAATTCGTTCTCAGTAAGAATCGCCATACGCCTTCTTGTTTTTACGTCGAATCTGTCGATCTTCATGCCGCCTTCCTCCTGTATTTCTTTGCTGCGTAGTTCACGCCTGAACGAGTCACGAAAATCGGAAGGGCAGCCGTCAGTCCATAGCGCCGATCAATCACGATCCAGGTCTGTGTCGGATGCTGAAAATCGGCCTTAATCTCCACGGAATACTCGCTATACCCCATCAGCGACCCGCATGAAATCCAAGTCGGATAGTTCACGAGATGAGTGTGCCAATGGCCGAAGATATCGAAATCGACTTCCCCAGCTTTGTTCCACTGGGCAATCGCTTTATTTACTGGGATCGTAATTCCGCCTACACCACCTTGGTATCGCAGGCCGTCGCCGTGATGGAATCGCACCTTGCGGCCCATGATGGTCTGGGTGTTGTGATAGCCTTTCCCGACATCGAAATGGACGCGGGGATTACTGGCGTAAAACCTAGCCAGTGTCATATAGAGCAGCCACTCAAAGCTGTTTTTGTAGCTGGTCTTGATTCGCTTGCGTGGAGTAGTGCGCCCGTGGTTGCCCACACACGTCGGAATGAAGATCGGCAACTTAGTTTCGCGCAATAGCAGATCAATTCCGGAGCACAGCATCTCTTGAAGGAACACACAAGCCTCGGTAGGGCTCAGCGCATTCGATTCCTCAAGCTCCTCTAAAATGTATCCGGAAAAGAGGTCGCCAAGCAGTGGATGCCAAAGCTCCGTCACTGGAGCCAGGGTGTTTTGCCAGTCCAGTAATCGCAGAATCTTGGCATAGAAGCGCTTGATCTTCTCTTCCGCGAGAGTAAGGTTGTGAGCGTTCTTGAAGTTCACTTGATCCGGTTCGATTCGTTCCTCAACGTGCCAATCCGTGGCCGGCACTACAGCAGCCACGCCGAGCGACTTGCCTTTCTGTTGTTTCTGGCGCTCAAAATTCTGAACCACTGGTTCTGGTTCGATTGCAAGTAACATCTGAACCTGCGCTTCAAAGTTCCTCGCGGCAGCGAGAGCGTCCGCGTACTTGCGCCGCCACTTTCGCGCTTCAGCGATGGCATTATTGCGCTTAAGCTCCAGGTCAGACCTTTCAGCTATATCCAGTAGCTTTTCTGCGTCACGCGGTCGTTTCATCACTAATTAGCTCCTTAAGTTTTTCAATTACCGTCTTCACGCCACGATCAATCTGAAGGTCATAGATTAACTGCTTTGCAATCGGCTGCAACGCAACCCCGGGGTGACGGATAATCGCTTGTACAACCTCTCGGACGTACTGCCGATCCTCTTCCGGGAGGTTGTCGTACCACGATACTTTCGATGATTTGGAATGAATGCTAGCCACAAGTTCTGAAGCCGGCTTCCGTCTTTGTTTCGCCATATTGTCCCTTTGTCCTTTACTGAAGTCTCGTTACGAGTAACTCCACCCTAGGGTGGTCACGGTCGATCTCGAATACAGGCCGCTCGCGCTGCATGTGTTCGTAGTCGTCGTCGGGCAGCAGTCCAGCGTCCACGAGCCCGTCATAGGCCGCCTTCAGGCTCGCGATGGCGTTGTCAGTGTCTCGTCGCCTCTGATTCGGCCAGTAGAAGGTTGCGGCTACAGAGGCTCGTTCCCAGCCGACCAGGCATTCATCCTGGACGGCTTCGCGTGCTATCCGTCGGTAGCGCTTCGTTGCCGCGGCCTTCGCGAATCGCCCGCCAGGCGTAGCAACCGCGCAATTCGGGCTGAGTACCCGCGCAGGGAGCGGTAGTACGATCGTTACGGTTTCTGTATCCATGGGTAGTGTTCTGCTGTCCAGTAGCGGAATGTCCGGCCGTCCGGCTCGCGCACAATCCTGCCCGCCTCAATCATGTCCGCGATCAGGGCGTCTCGGCTCTTCCTGTTGAGGTATTGTGTGTTCTGGGTAATTGTCCGGTGGCGGCAGCCCTTCCTGCCGTGCTTTTTGATGATTTTGCAAATCTTCTGCTTATCCACTTCGATCTGGCTACACACAATCTCCGGGGCCGTTTGTTTCGTGAACTGCAATAGCAAGTGTCGCACGAGCCGGCAGGCATACTCTGCAATCGGCTCAGTGATTTCCGGTGCGTCATAGTTCACGCCAGCAGCAATGATTAGCGCCACTTTCCGTGCGTTCTCCTCGGCTTTACGCCAAAGTGCAGCCACGCTGGAAGCCTTGATCGCAGGGTCGTGCGCTTCATCATCCAGTGCCACAAACAGGCGATCCGCTCCCTCAGTGCGCGGCACGACAATCTGTGTTGGCGGAAGGTCGGTTGCTTGCGTGAGAATCGGATCGAACCGCGCGAACTCGCTGATGCTATGCCCGTCCGTGGCTTGTGGCTGTCGGGCGTACCATTTTGCCACTTGCTCGCAGAGTCCCCGGGGGGGCTGGTCGCCACTTTTGCCTCGCGCCCGTGTCTTGCGCGGTATCTGGTCGTCGACCCGGAACAGCAGGCACCTAGCAAGCCATCCGTCATCCAACTCTCCGGCGGAAATGCCCTCTAAGAATCGGATCGGTGTCGACGTGCCGTACAGGCAGCAGCAAGGCTGAATGATCTTCCGCTTTTTGTCTTCGTCGGAATATTCTCGGCCCGTGAATGTAGAATCAGACGCGGAATAAAGCCGCATCAGTAGCGATACGATAGATGCGTGATACTGATTCTGTCCGCGCTTGATTGAGCGGAGTAGAAATCCAATCTCATCCCATAAGAATAAAGTGGCCGGATGCTTCGCTACGCGCTCCTCCAGGGCTGAGTCAGATGCCGTGGACTCCCCGCCCAGTAAGTCTAGGCAACCTGAATACGTGCAGAGATTACGAATCCGGGAGGGTGCCGAGGCTTTCCCGGCGGACGAATCGGCGATCCCCATGCAATACAGGTTAGTGCGTGTCCCGATCTCATCTTTGATTTTCCTGCCGAACAAAGCTCCACCGAACGTGAGCGCGCAGGCCAAGGTCAAGAGCGGCTGCTTGATTAACGATGTGGTATCAATCCATTCGCATATTTCGCCAATTAGCCCCGGTGGGTGGCTTAATGTGAAGGCCGGCACTGTGCTTACGCAGGGCTGCTTTGTTGGAGCTTGCTTGGCGAAATGGTTCGCCATCATCGTTCTGGCCCAACCATACGCCTCTTGCGGCACATCCTCGCGGAGATGTGCGTACATGGGGTCATTCCATATCCACAAGTGCGGCAGGTCGTTCGGCGGATTATCTCTGGCCTGGCTTACCTTTCGGCGGAAATCCTTCTCGTCCTTCGGGACACTCAGGTCCCACGGCGGCTGGCAATGCGGGTTGTAGAGCCGGGCCAGAACGTCGTAGGCTTCGGCCTCGGAGAGCCCGATTCCGTTGATCGCGCATTGGGCTGCCCAGAAGAGGTCGTTGTGCCCGGCCTGCCCTTGGACGGCTATATCACACGTCGGGATGTACGCCTCGGCGACACGCATCCTCGCGGCACTGTCGCCTGTTGGGGCGTGGGGCGGGAGCGGTGTGACCGGCTTAACGAGTAATGGGCGGGTCGGCGGGCGCATGAAGTCCGGGTATTCGGCGATCGCGATCTCGCCTGGGGCGCAACCGTCGGCCCAGGCATACTGTCCACCGTTTGGGTGGATGGACGGCGCTACTACGACATAGAAGTCCGTGCTACGAATGTCGATCCCGTGACGGAAGCCGTTCTTATTGGCCGGTGGGTTGTCGGTGCGGTAGAAGGCGTGGAACCCGCCGCGCGGGGTCTTTTGCACTACTGTGGCGGGGAGTTCTGGGAATTCCTTCAGCGATTCGTAGCCGTTCACGTCCCCGGCTTTGGTTACATCTACATCCACCACATAGACGCCACTCTCTGCGCCGCATGCAACGGCCATGTTCGCGTTCGGCCATACCGTCCACCACGTCCGAATCTGATTGGCATCTCGCGTGGCGTCTTTGACGCCGTGCTTTGTGATGGGAATCTTCTGCCCTGGCCGGCACGGAAAGACGTGCCAACCGAACTCGGCGTACTTCAGGGCTGCTTCAAGGAAGGGGTTCATTGATATTCCGATTCGATAAACACTGTTTCTGCTGCGAAGTGCTCAGGGCTGCTGTATGTTTGTGTGACCGGACCACCTTCGTAACCAGCAACAGCAACTGGCAAATCTTCGTCATATCCCTGTAGTTCTTCGATCAGTTCACGAATAGTCATAGTGCGGTATCCTGAAGGGGTTGATTGTACGCAACGATCTCCCAAAACTTACCGTTCTTCCGAACGGTTATCGTCTTTGTGTGTTCCATAATCCCTTGTGAAAGGAAGAGATTTTCGAGCGCATCGCTAACACTGACCTTGCCGCTTTTCGGCCTCCCGAATCGCTCAGCCCACCATTGCTGCGCCTTCTGGCCAGCATATCCTGGATGATCCAAACAGACCCATTCCCGGTACATCGACAGCCCACAACGGTATTGCACCCGTATCGAATCCGGCGAGCCGAGCTTCTTGTGTCGGTTGACATGCACGGCGTCCACCTGGCAGATGCGCGGCTGTGTTGACAGGATCGACCTGTCGGATGCTTTCCGATCGTGTAAACGTCGCTCTCGCTCTTCGCCTTCCAGGCGGTCGATCTCCTGCCTCGGAATCTCCCAACCACACTGCGGACAGACACGCACGGCGCGGCTAAACGACTCGCGACAGTTGCCGCACGTCGCCATCACAACTGCCTCGCCACCCAATAAGTCGATCGGCCCATGTTGCTCGATACAGCCGCCGAAATCCAACACTAGACAATCCTTCTTGTCCTCGTGGATTCGGAGCCCTCGGCCGACCATCTGTGAGTAAAGCCCGGCTGAGAGCGTGGGGCGCAGAAGCACAATGCAGTCGACGTGTCGGGCGTCGAATCCCTCCGTGTAAACATTCACGTTGCAGAGGGCGTTGATCTTCCGTGCTTTGAAGTCCCGGACGATCTTGTCGCGGTCTCGCTGCTTTGTCTTGCTCGTTACGATCGGCGCGTGAATCCCGTGTTTCTGAAGCTCAAAATTCACTCGCTGGCAGTGCTCAATGTCGACGCAGAAGAAAATCACGGCCTTACGGCCCTCGGCCTTAAGAAGGCGCACAGCCTCCGATACGGCGTCCGTCACGATCTGGTCGCGGTTTGTGATTTTGGCCAGGCTCTTAATCGTATAGTCTCCGCCAACCTTCTTGGCACTCGCCAGGTCTGGTTGCGTCTCGGCGACCTTGGACCGCAAGTTACAGAGGAAGCCCTGCTTGATGAGGTCCGTCACCTTGACTTCATAGCAAATCTCGTTCAGGATATGGTCACGGTGACAGATGGGCCCGCCGTCCAGGCGGAAGGGGGTCGCGGTCCAACCGATAACACGGAGTTGATCGTTCCACTTACGGCTTTCATGGATGAACCGCCGATATTTCCCTTCGCCTTTCAGCGGTATCCTATGTGCCTCATCTACCATAATCACGTCCCAAGGCGTAAAATCGCCGGCCCGCCAAAAAATCGAATCAATGGAGGCGTATAATACTGAAGCCTCCCAATCTCGGCGTTTTAGCGCCGCCGAGAAAGCACCCACCTTAAGTCCGGGAGCGATTGCCTCCAGCGCCGCGGCGTTCTGCTCGATTAGTTCCTTTCGATGCGCGAGAATCACGCAACGGAACCACGGTGCGTCTTGCTTCCATTTCTGGATCGCCCACGCAATGCATGGCGACTTACCGGAGCCCGTCGGCATCACGACGCACGGGTTCGTCGCCAGCATGCAGATGTGATTATGCAGCGCTGTGAGGCAATCGTTCTGGTATGGGCGTGGGGTCATTAGGCGGCTTCTACTTATCCATGACCCCTTGGTACTCAGTAAACTGCATCACTCAACCCCCTCTCTAATTTCAGCCCACTTGCCACCTTCCCAAAGGATCGCCACTCGCCCGCCCTCGTGCTCGCATACGGTGGCTTCAGCCAGATCGCACCGCGCGATCGGCTTCAGTTCCGAGAACTCCTCACCGTAAATCCCCTTCCATGCGTGCACAAACCCGCCAGGCTTCCCTTTCCAGACAATCCGTGAGTCCTCTTCGGGGTAGCGAGCCAGAATGTCGTCTGGGATGTAGCCGGTGATGCGAGCGCCGAACAGGTCTCCGGCCGCGCCTATCGTCTCGTTCCCCGTCAGGCTGGCCGGCATTCCCATAAGAGCATGGCTCGTGATGCAGCCCGGGGCGCTGCCGTGCTTCCAGGCCGCTCCGTCTTCGTTGCGGAATTCGACCGACTGGTGGCCGGCATCGTCCGCGTTATAGGTACCCGGCTCCGCGAATGGTAGCAGGCCAGGCAAGGTGATGTGGTCGCGACACGGGCTATCCGTATCGATTTGCACGTTGTATCGCTCGCACTCCCATTGCCCGCCGTCGCCCGTAGTGATTGGCACAGCATGGCAACAGTGCCGACAGGAGAGCAATGGAACGGGTAGAGCTACCTCGCCGGTGCCGTGGCAAATTGCGTGCGCGTCGCACCAACGGCATTTGTAGTAGTCTGGGCGGCCGGAGAGCCGAGGAGGCGGAAATGGCGATTCGATAATCCTCTTCGCCTTATCTACCAGTGCTTTAGCCTCGGCTTCGCCGTAATAAATCCGCTCCACATAGATCGCGTCATTATCCTTACACACCGCGAAGTAAAGGGCCCGTTTCATGCCGGTTTTGTGCATGTAGATCACGCACTGTGCGTAGTGTATCGGCTTCGATTTCTTTACGCCCTGTTTACACAGGTCGCGAAAAGATTTGGCGCTGTGCGTCTTTCCCTCCAGGACATGCCAGGTTTTTGGGGCTTCGGGGAGCCCGAGGACGCAGCCGTCCAGATAACCTTTCAGGTGCCCGCCGAAGTCGGTCACGAGGAATTGCCGGCCGGTCTGCGGGTCCACGGCGTGAACCTCGCAACCGATCGCGCGAAGGTTCTCGACGATCCGGTCTTCCTCCCGCTGGCCAGTCTCGAATAAGCGGTACATCCGGCCGTCGAAACTCGGCCTACAGCATTGCCGGTAGCAATACCACAGATATCGCTCGCACGGGTGGCCGATTTGCGAGGCGGAGACCGTCCGGCTCAGGTAGCCGTTGTCGCCCCGAGCCTTATAGTGGTCGTAGATCGCCTTGACGGTCTGCGACTCAGCTTGCATGTCTGCGATGTTACCCACGGGATCGCCTCCTAAGACAGACAAGGCATACTGCTATGCCGCACACAAAGCCGGCAACACCGATTAAGGCAGCAGCAACGATAGCCTCTTCAATGATCGGGCTTATGGCTTGAACAGGCTCCTATAGCAAGCGCCACAGACGAAGCCAAGCGCGAACTCGACAACAGCAAACGCAACCATGGTTGTGAGAAGGTCATCAACGGTCACGATACGGGTTCCTTTCTGATCTTCTCTGCCAGTTCTTTCGGGGCCCAGATGCTTGCGATTCCGACCCGACAGAGACTCTTCGGTCCCCGCGGAACTTTCACAGACGTGCCTGGAAAGGCACGGATGATTTTCTCGGCATCTTTCAGCCAGACGTTAGACAGCCACACTTTCATCATTTGCTCCTCGCGGTTGCGCCCCACACATCAGCCAGGGCTTGTAGCCCCACGCAGGTTGGAAGTCGCGAAGCAGAGGGCTCGCGCTTCACGTCGAGTCCAGGCCGCCCTTTGCGCTGCCTGTGTCTTTCCGCGTAGGCACGCATACGCGCCTCTTTGGTCGGTAATCGTTTCAGGTTCATTACTTCTCTTTCAGGGTCACGGCGACTTTTCTGGGGGTGACTACGACGTGTTCGGCGATCGCCTTCCAAACCTCCGGCGATTCTTTGCGATACCATTTATAGCCGGCAACGTCTAACTCTTGCCGTGTGGTGGTTTTGATGGGCGGGTGATACTTGTTGCCGTCCCGGAGCCCGAGTCGATTGAGCGTGCGGGCGATTTCCTCCGTGTCCGCCCTGTAGGCCAGGCTGCGCTTCACGGTCAACTTCACACCATCGCCAACCGGGACCGTCTTCTGGCCCTCTTCGTCGGTCGGTACCAACTCGGCAATCTGTGTCTCGATTCCGGTGCGAACCTCACGTGCCAGGGCTTCTGCGTCCCTTGCGTCCCGCAGTTTCCCTACCAGCGTTCTTATGGTTTTGGCTTGCTCTTGTTCGTCAGTCATATTTTCCCCATTTCAGGAAGTTCCTGAGCGCGATACTGGCCAGCACGCACTCGATAAAGATCAGGTCAGGTTTCACAATCCGAACGCCCTCAACGATCCAGCAGCAGCCCCCGGCGATCCCGAGTAAAAACCCTACCCGGGATCGCGCGCCGAGCCTCCAGTGGCCGGCGATAATCAGGGCGTTTCCGAGCCAGCCGAATGGCATTAGTCCTCTTTCGTAAGGAAGCAGAAGGGTGGCCCTCCGTGGCCACCTGACCAACATCTGTCTTAAGCGGCCTTTCTCTCCCACGGGGCCTGTTGCGGGGGCTGTTGCTGCGCTGGAGCCGCCACAGGGGCCGCCGGCCCTGCCGGGGCAGGAGCGGGGCCGGCGGCGTGCGGCGCGACAGCGGCGGGCTGTGTGGGCGGACCCGGAGGCGGTGCGTGGGCCGGTTGCGGTAGGCCAGCATCGCCGGTCTGCGGCTGCGCCTCACCAGGGGGCAGGTATTTCTGGACTTCGTTCTGCGCGCCATACTTCTTATCTGTCGTGACACGCACCCGAACAGCCACGACCTGATTCAATAGCTGAGACGTGTCCGTAAGTTCAGCGGCCCCGATCGCACGGCCGATGGCCCCGAACGCTTTCATTCCGATCGCCAAGCACTCGGCGTTCGGGTGCTGAATCATAATGCGATCAAAGAGTTTCCGGCCCTTCTGCTGGCCGTCCAGCACGCCCATGGCGAGATTGATGTAGTGGCCGTCGCCCTTCTTGGTCTGTTTGATCTCGGCGGACTCAATCAGCACGGGATACGTGCCGGGCGGGATGGCCGAAAAATCATCCTGCGGCGCGATCATATTCGGGTCGATCGGCTGGCCGAAGATTGCCGTCAGGTTTCCGTGTTGCTCCATCGCCATTGGCGCTGGGGCCGGCATCGACGGCGGGACTGGCATGGACGGGGGTGGTTGCATTTGGATTCTCCAGGGGTTCAACAAGACCGTTCAGGTAACATACGTAACACGGCACAATCAGGCACTCCGACAGGTAGATCGGCCGTACTTCACCGCCACAATATGGACAGCGTTTATACTCAGCAATGTCCCAACTTGTTTGGATTGCATACCGCCGTTTGGCTCTTTCATTCCTGCACGCCTTGCACGGGTTGCGTCGCTTTGGTTCACCATCTGCATCCGGCGCTCGTTCATGGCGAAGGTAGAACTCACTCACTGGCTTTCGTTTTCCACAGCGACTACAAGTCTTGAACTTCATGCTGTTTCCGGGCGGCCCGTGTGCTCCGGTAGTCCGACCTATCGGTTCGCAAGGAAAAAAGTTCGCACACGGGCCGCGTATTTCATTGGGCGGACATTGCCGCCGCGACGGCATTCTGGAACGCCGCCCACGACAGCGGCAACTCATACGGCAGGTGGCCGTAGACTCCGCGACCTCCGCCTGGATGCGCAGGTCGTTTTTGCGTATAGAGCCAGCGGGAGCCGGGGTTAATTTCGATCCCACGCTTTTTGACGTTCTCTTTATGGAAGCCCAGCTTTTCCTCCCTGACAGCCACTTTGTTGTTACAGAAGAGAATGCTGTCGGCCCAACGAAAAAGCAGGTTGGAGACCTTTTCGTGCGTATCCAACTGATACTGGTCGTATGAGTCACCCTCGGGATCATCGAATCGCCGAATCTTGACATGGCCAACTAAAATGGAAGTCATGTTGAGATCGCGCCGAAGTGCGTCTAGCCAGGCCGTGATTTTCTGCCAGACACCTACGGCCTCATCGGTCCCTTTTCCGAATCCACCGCCAACGTCATTGATCGACGCGACCTTACCCTTTGCGCAGATTTCCGCATGTATCATCAGCGCGAGCGTACTCACGGAGTCGATTACGGCTGTCTGGAATTCATGCTGGCTCTCATGCAGGAATTGCAACCAGCCAAATATGTCTTGAACGGACTGGCAGACCGGAACCTTATCCACGTCCAATTCGTCAATCCCTTCTTCGCCTGCGATCGGGAGGAATACGGGATTGTTTGCTTCAGCGGCAAAGGTTGATTTACCGATCTTCTCCACGCCCAAAAGAATGATGCGCGGTGCCCGGATGCATTTCCCGGATGTGATTTGACTCAGATCGTAGGCCATTACTCTGGCTCCTTATGTTCCCAAATTGTCAACCCGTCGCTGTCTTCAGTGCCGTAGTCGTCCGCCAGCAATCGCCATCCGTCCTCCAGTCGTTGATTCCAATCGACCATCTCATCCTCCGTCATGGGATTGCCCTTCGTTGCCGCCGGCGTTGAAGGCGCTCTTGGCGAGGCTCTTCTCGGTGGGCAAAAGAGAAAGCTGCCAGATCCTCTTCCCGGATGCGTCGTCGCGGTCGTCGAGTGCCGGACGGCGAGACGTTTACACACGCCAAATCCCCGCGTTCAACGAGGCGTCTGACGGTGCGCACCGAGCAAGAGAGTTGCCTGGCAGCTTCTTTGAAGGTCAAAAGTCGCATGATTGCCGTGTCAAACAGGGTTGAAGCTCAGTGTCGACACTTCAATCTTATCCAGCCGGCTTGTCACAACTGTGACAGGTTTCTGTCACAAATCGCGACTTTTGGTCACAAATCAGACCGAGACTTCTTCTAGAAGGATACTGCCATGCCGCGTGATGATCGCGAACAGAATATCCGCATCAAGAAGTCGCTCAGAGAGGCGAGAACAGGCTTTGCGAATCGCGTTATCGCTCACAGGCTTCCCCCACACAGCATCTTGAACGACCTCAAAGGTCGCCTGACTGTGTTCGTGGAGATAACGTAAGAGAGAGAAGTCAATCTTAGATAGCCGGAGACTCTGCTGCCCGTACTGAACCGTGCGTGTCTTAGGGTCGAATCGCAGATGCGGCCTGTCGATCCGCACGCCGGCCAGCCTGGTGTCCGGGATGTCGATCAGAAGCATTCCGTCTGTGCGCCGTATCGCCGTCCGCATAAGATCGACGGCTTCAGTATCAGAAAGCAGAAATTGCATAAGAGGCGGTGGCACGCACCGCTAGCGCAGAGGACGAAACTGGGAAAGCGGGGCAGAGCGCAAAGAGGTCGTGCTAGTCGCGCGGCTCTTCACGCAACTCACGGAAGTGAATATGAAGTTCGCAGTCGAGAGCGCGAGCAATAGATTCGAGCGTGGAGAGCTTCACGTCGCACGGCTTATTGCCGAGCACGAGAGAGATAGTGCTGCCGGCTAGGCCAGTGCGTTCTGCCAGTTCACGCTGAGAGATATTGGCCTCAAAGAGGGCCCGCCGCATCTGTCGTTTTAGTTTCGGGTCGATAGGCATTTTGATTCCTGCCGTAATCACCATTCCGTGCCCTCCTGTATCTCAATGTAGTCTAATCCGGGTGAAACATCCTGTCAAGGCTAATCCTGCACCGATCCATCAAATAACCACTCGCGTACAGTATTCGCTATTTTCTGTAGCCTCCCTAGTTCATTGAGATTGAGTTGCGAGTAGACCCGCTTCTGAAGCGATCTTGGGGCGTGCCCCATCGTAAGGTCGATCATGGCTTGATCGGGCACGAGGTCCACGACAGTGGCGTAGGTGTGGCGGAGAGAGCCGATTCCGGCACCAGGGAGATGCTTGTCTGCCAGCAGCTTACACCACGCCCGCTCTAGGGCTTCCCGCCCGCTGTGTGCGCGTCGCCGCCTGGTCAGCAGAAGTCGCCGCTCCGTCTGGTCGACCGGCTTACGATGGTTGTCTCGGTAATCCAGGATCGCCGTAACAGTCTCGGGCCAAAGGGCCGCCATGCGACGGCGCTTCGTCTTGACTCGCCGGAAATCATGGTAGGGAATCTCGCCGTCCAGGTGGAGCCGGTCGAGCGTCACGGCGACCGTATCACTCTGATAGAAGCCGCAGTTGATCCCTAGCAGGATCGCAACCCGCATACTGGGCTCTGCGACCCGAAGTGCCGCCAGAATTACCTCCCGGTCCAGAAAGCGAGATACACCGCGCTCCTCTCGCTCGTACTCGATTGCGTGGATTCCAGGTGCCTTGAATCTCGGGCCATAGCGAACCTCTCGGTCGTACAGCCCCATCTCACGACCCCAGCGGAAGACAGTCCGGACGGCCGTGATGCGATTTCGCATCGTCGATGGGCCCCAGCCCCGGCGCTCCATGGCGCTCTGGACCGCTGTGAAGTGCTCTGGCCCGAGAGACGCGATCGGCACCCCGGCGAGCCGGGTATCCTCCAGGAGTTGACTGGCGGCCTGATAGTCGTGGCGAGTCCTGGGTGAAAGCTGGCCAGTGACGATCCGGTCGTCTACGTCCATGAGATGCCTGGCGACCAGTTCCCCGACCGTCATGCTGCCGTTCTGAGTCGGCGGGATTAGCCCGGCCAGCAGGTGGTCGCGCTCCTGGAGCCAGAGTCGCAGCGCCCGGTCGGGATCGGTCAGCGGGCCGAAGTAGTGGACACGCCCCCTGACCTTTTTACTCCACTGGCCGCTCGGATGGACCGTCAGAGGCCAGTCGGGGCGGGCTAGCTTCCACTCTCGGTACTCAGCGACTTCGGGGCGCACCATGTCAACCGCCCTCCAAGGAAGTATACTACATTTCCGAACCAATTCACACTAATTTAGCATAACTAGGAAGTCTCCGGGTGTAAAGAGGGTGTTATTGGATTTCCGCCGGGCGTGGCGGTTGCCCTGCAAGTCGTCGCCAGGAAAGGACTTAGGGTAACACCCCGGAAACTAGGCGGCCTGGTAGTGGGTCATTTGCGGGGAAAATGGCATGTGTCATATCCTACTTACTGGCCGTAGGTTACGTCAATCCCGACTCTTGTTGTCTTGGTCAATTGGGGACAATAGGGGACACTGGGGGACAGATTCGGGTGTAGTTACACCCGCGCAGAAAAAGAGCCGGCCATGGACGTGGCCGGCTCAGTCCCGCCCCACCCGCAATACGCTCAGTCTGGCCTCCTGAGCGCCGCAAGCAGTTCTCGAATCTCCTTCCGCTCAGCAGCCAAAGCCTCCAGGAAGGCATCTCGCTGCTCTGTCAGGGCCTTCGTGTGGGCCGGGCCGACTCTCGACAGCACATAGTATATTGTCCAGCCGAGGACCGCCAGGGCCCCGCCCTGAAGCATCTCCGGGGCGATTTGCGGAATCCCCGGGGCCCCCTCGGTCGCCAAGAGCACAGCCATTCCCCATATCGGCCCACACGCAAGCCATCTCATCCTATTCCCTCCCGTAGAATTCGCGCAGCCGGTCGATCGGCTGTACCCCAGAAAGCGTCTCGCCCAGCCGGTTCACGTAGGCCGGCAGGCCACCGATCTCGTACATCTCGGCGAACGTCGTATTCTCGTCATAGTCAATCACTTGGATGTCGACCCCCTCCTGGACCAACTGAACTACAATCTCGTTCATCTGCGGACAGAATCGGCACCAGTCGGCCCTGAAAAAGAAATTACCGGAACCCTCCTGGCTGCCAATCGCACTCAGGGCCCCCTTGCGAAAATCCTCGCAGCGCACGGCGTAGCCGATCCCGCCATCGGAACCCCACAAGATTCCGACAATCTTGCCGTCCTGGAAGATCGCGGAGCCAGACCGGCCACCTTTAGGCGGCGGGACGAACGTGAAGCTTGTCCGGCCGCCGTTGTACTTTGGGCTCATGTTCGCGCCCCCCTTGACATGCCCCTCCCATAGCGATTGCCATGAGAGCCCTGGGCAGCCGATCGAAATAATCGCGGTATCCTCTTCCGGGGACGCCTCGCCGATAGGAATTGCGTTCGGTAACTCGCCCTCCTTGAACGCACTCACCGGAATCTTAAGGATCGCCGCATCAACTTTCAGGGCCTTCACGACCGTCGCCTTGTACTCGCCAGTGATATGGCCGTCCAACCAGAACTCGACAATGAATGTCTTCGTTCGCCCGACGACGTGCCGGCAAGTGAGTACGTAGACGTACTTGTCGTCAATCGCAAAACAGCACCCACTCCCGCCGGAACCTCCGCCGCGTACACGGCAGGTCGCTTTCAGGTATTCGTAAAGCTGATCGAACGGCTCCGGCTCTGGATCGACGATCGGGTCGCCGGGCTCTGGGATCGGCAATTCCTGCGACGGACAGCCGCCCTTCGGGCACTTATCACAATCATCATCCGGGCATGCGCCGTCCGACATGGGCACACAACCCGGCAACGCTAACAGCAGAATCAAGAGCAGTCGTCTCACAGGTACCTCCTTACACAGCAAATGAAATCTGACGTTGCTGACGGGCCTCGCGCAGCGCCTTCAGGATCTTGATACCAGCCTGGACGGCCTGGATGATCGCGAAAATCATCATGGGGTTGAATGCACACTCAGTAACCTCTTGAAGCTCCTGCGAACATTGGAGGCTCTGCTCGGCCGTGAATCGCCCCTCAATAACCGCCAGGACGACGCCGTGAATCAGCGCCCACGCCTCATCTCTGGCAACCAAATCGGCAGCGAAATCAAGAATCGTATCGTCGATCTCGATTACGGTACGTTCGGCGAGCACAACGCCCGTCTCGATAGCCGCCATAGTCCAGCGGCGCACGTCCTCGCTGTCACTCAGGTCGTCTGGGAAGTTAATCAGATCGCGGACGGGCACACGTCTCAACAACGAAAGCAATTGCAACAATCTCATAGTGCTACTCCTCAGAAAGAAACAGGTTTGCCACCTCAACGTAATACTTAGCCAACTCTTGGTCTATCGTTCTCGCGTTATTGCGCTTTGCCGCAATGATCGGCCAAAGTTGCTTGCGCTCTTCGGCTGTCCCTTGCAGGAAAACGTCCAACGATTCGCGCAGCGATAGTCTCTTGACTGACGCCTGGAGCGGTGTCAGCCTCGATTCCGCCAGAATCCCTTTTCGCTCTGTGCCGGCGAACCCTTCCAGTCCTTCTGGCGTAACTTCCTCGTCGGCCCGAAATCGCCGAACTAGCCCCTTGCGCCTCTTGCTTCTCTCAGCTTTCTCTCGCGTCCTGGAGCCAGTCGGGATTTTGTTCGCGAGGTACTGCATCGCCAACTTCTGTGCGTTGCTTCTCGTGATGTACGCAGGGGCAGACGTGATTCCGAGACCGCTCGTAACAGCCGCCTGGACAGCCGGTTCCTTCGCTTCGCGCATCCGCATATAGTTCTTGACACTGAACGGTATATACGCTTCGCCGACATGCTGCACGCTGTCAATTAGCTGGGCCATCAACGGGTCATCTGCGTTCCGAATTTCCGTTCCGTAATAGTCCTCATTGCTCCACATATCCAGGAAAGTACCCCACATCGGATGCACCTTGTGATGCGCTGTTCGCATCGGATCATGCGTCCACGAATACACGTCACGAGAGTAGGTCGGCAGGCCAATTCGCTCAACGCTTCCATCGGGGTTCCGATTGCCGGTGGGCGGGAAAAAGTAATCCCGCAACTCCCTGGGGGCCTCTCCCGTAAGCAGGTAGGTCAATATAGCTCCGAGGGTCGCATACGAAATTGCCGCCCCAATCACGTAAGCCTGCTTGCCGCTAATCAGTTCCCCGCCGAGTGCCTTCCGTTCCTTAGTGGTAAAGATGTCCGTAACTGCGCCGCCGTACTCACGGATACTACCGAGGTTCCAGCCTACTGACCGCACGGCCAACATGGACACATCTTTGACGTACTGGTTCCAAAACAGATTGTCGTAGGCTAGCTGGCCAAGGCGGTTATCGACTGAATCCCACGCCTGCGTCAGTTGCTCCGCAACTTGCTCCTCGGAAAGCGTTCCCCATCTGCTGTACACGTCGCGTGCCAAGTAATGGAACGTTCCTAGCTTTAGTCGCGGCACCATGTACTGCATGATAGGCGCTGCCGTCGCCTCTAGCGTCGCGAAAATGCTCTGTACCGGGAGCTTGACGGCAGAGGACGCCTTTTCCATTGGGGCCCCGTACCGTAAGTTGTAAAGCGTATCCCTGATTGATTTGATCGACCTGTTGTAGTATCTGGGGTCCATGCTGGCCCGGCCGCCTGCCCCGATGATATTTTCAATCAAGTACGCCAGTTCGTCGTTCTTAATCTTGTCAAGATCGTTGCGCATCGCCTTGATTAGCTTATCGCCCTGCCACAGCGACTTGAAGCCGGCAAAGGGGGCCGTGACCAACTCTTTGGCTCCCTGCGACACGTTACCGCGGAGCATCTTGAGAATCGACACGCCAGTCTGCGTGGCGATCGCGTCAGTCATAACATTGAGTGCATGGAACCCGGACAGCGACAGGCTAGCTTGATTCATTGCGTTACCGAACGCTCGCGCGGTGTTGTACAGCGTGCGAACAGCGACGTTCGGGTTGGCCCTCAACCCAGGAGATAACTGGTTATCAATCATGCCAGCGACCTCATTCGGCATCGCCCACCGCCCCAATACCCTCACGCCCTGTTGTGTAATCGTCTGCTCCTGCGTCCCAAGCACGAGCGAGCGGTCCAGCATTAGCAGCGGGCTCAGCGGCTCGTTGGCAGCCAGGAAGTCTTGCCACATCCCAGTTACCTCCGGCGCAACTTCCCGCATTTTCTCCGGCGCTGCAAGCCACGCCTCCAAGATAACAGCCTCCTGCTCCTCTGGCGTCTTGGAGTATTCGACGAACCCTTCCGTCTCTGGTATCGATCTCTCGACGCGGAGTGACGACAGCGCGTCCAACTCCCGCCGCACCGCCTTACCGCCATTCTCGACCATGTAATCGTACAGGCCGTAGATTTCGCCAATATTATGCCCGATCTCGTGTGCGAGTGTCGCTACGGGGGTCCCCGTCCGCGTCTTGATGATCCGCCGCCCCTTCTTTGTCGTGACGGTCTCACCGAAAGACTCCAGCTTCGTTACCCGTCTTGTCGCTACTCCCAGAGAGTTTGCGACTGACGTGAGTTGATCAACGAGTAGTTTGTCGAACACTTCGGTGACTGTCACGTCTCCGGACGTTTGCACTAAAAACGACGGATCATCGACAAACCTGAACCCACTCGGCAGATAATCTTTCTCCAGGCTGGCCGGCACGAACACAGCTAGGCCGTGTTGCTTCAGCAGCCCCATTGCCTCCGTCTTCGCCGCATATTCGTTCATGTGGTGAATCCGCATGAACGCCAACTCAGCCGGGTTGTCAGTCACTAGTTCAAGGCCAGCCTCACGACCTTCCTTTACAGTCGGGATAACCCGCTTACGGAGGAAGCCAGACTTCCGATAGGTCTCCCGGAAAATCTGACCGAGCACCGTGTCCGCTTCTGGGCTGGATTTCCACAGGTGAGGGAAGTAGTCTTCGTTGAATTTCGACAGCTTCCCGACCTTTTGGACACGCTCCCGCGCCGCGTCCAACTCACCTCGGATTACCTTTGCGACGGCGTTCAACTCACCCGGCTGCTCTGTCCCAGACTCCATGCGGTCGATGAATTCAAGTCGCTCATCGGGTGACATCTTGTAGAACGACCGCTCAATCTTATCGAGCGAATGCTTAGACGCCTCATCCCACTGGGCCGCACGAGCCATCTGGCCACGCAGGATATGCCCCGCTCGCCTGGCCCGCCGCCCACCGGCTGCGACCGGGGACGCTATCGACACAAGGTCTTCGGCCGCCGCCCGTGCTTTCGAGGCTACGGGCGACTTCTTCCTCTCCCCTGGCTTGGCGGCCGTTTCTGGCGCGTGAATGCCGTCCGCCGGAAGCGGAGCACCTGACTCCAGGGCCTCCGTCGTTAGGTTGCCGGCGATCCCGATGGCCCTCTGCTGGAGGACCCTGGCCGGCTCAGCGGCTACAGGCGGGTTCTGACTGACTGCCGTGCCGTACCTCCGGCTGATTGCCGGCTCGATCTCGGCGTGAGTCTTATCAGCTATCCAGAGGTATACGTTACCCTCGGAGTCTGTCGTACTTCTCGTCCTTGGCTCGCCCTTCGGGGCGCTGGGATACTTCCCTCTGAACTCTGCCGATATTTCTTGCCTGTCCTGAATCGTGGGGTTCTTTACTACGGTCGTCTTCCCCACCTTAAATACTTCCCATGCCTTTTGCGGCTCGACGGCCGGCGATTCCTGGGCCGCTACCGCCCTGTCAGCGTCCGTCTGCGGCTCGCTCACGGCCTCCTGGGCCTTGGCCGGCTCCTGGGCCGTCTCGGCCCCTCGGGCCTCTGGAGCGGCCGTAAACGCCTTACTTACTTCCTCCGTGAACGCCCTCCGCTGCTTGCGAGACTCGCCGTACTCGGGAGCCAGGCCCCATTTCTTCCAGGTTTTCCGCGATGGGACCCGCCCCTCTTTGGCGTAGGCCACGATCTCGCCAGTCACCCGAGCCACCTTTTCGCGACTCATCTGCCGCACGATCCCCGGGGACCCGGCAAATGCCAACGCAATCACCGTCTGAACTGTCGTTTCATTGACTATCTGCCTGAGGCTGTCTTTCGTGAGGGCCTCGGGGTCCACGTCGGCCACCTTCGCGGCCACGCCGTGGCTGATCTCAGTCACGAGTTCTTCCGGGACTTCCTGGGCGATTGCCATCCCGAGCCGCTTTAGTCCCTCGCGGACCCCGCCAGCCACGGCCTGCTTCCCTGCAACCATGGTTTCGACGCCCCCCAGGCCCATTTTCTGCATGACCGCGGCCGGGGCTCCCTCGATAACGCCCTGGCTAACTGCATAGCCGGCCAGTTTGGTGCCCTTCAGCCCGGCGTCCCGCCCCTCAGTAATGGCCCGGTTCGCCTCCTGGCCGGAGGCCGCGAGAATCGCCGCGGCGGGGCCGCCTGCCATCCCGGCGGCACCCATTGTCGTGAGGGATCGTCCAGCCCCGCGGACGCCGCTCTGAATAACGTCAGGGACGATCCCGCCACGCTCGCGCTTTCGCTGGACCTGCTCGACCGCATCCGCGAAGCGATTCATCCGATCGGCATACTCATCGTGGCCGGTCAATCTGGCAATCGGCGAGACAATATCCGCCCCAGCCTCAATTGCATACGCCTTAACGCCCGGCCAGTTTGACTCACCAAGCTCTTTGCTGGCCTGCGCCAGCAGCCGCTCGCGCTCGATAATCTGCTCAGACTGGCGGCGCTCCGCCTCCGTTAACTCCTGACGCTTCGGCGGCTGCTGCGCATAATAATCCCTGAGATTGCGGCCAACCTCCAGGACATCTTGATTGACGCCCTTTTCGCGCACTTCCAGCGCCCCTTCCCTGAATTGCCGGCCGAAGTTCAGTACATCGCGATCAATCGGCATTCTTCGCGTCCCACCACTCCAGTACCGCAGTCGCCTGGTTCACAGCGTCCGCCATTTGCGCCGGAGGTTCGACACCAGCAGCAGCACGCTGGCCAACCTCCCGCAAAAACGCCTGGGCAATCTGCACTTCACGCGGCATACCTTTTTCTTCCTCCGTTGCCTTCACGCCGAGGTTGCGGGCCCATCCAATGTACTCGCGTTTCTTCGGCTTTTTCGGCACAGCTTCCTTTTTCTTCGCGGCAATGCGCTTGCGTAATTCAGACTCCAAGTCCTCGCGATACACCCCACCTTCCGGTGCTTCGCCAAGAATAATCGCCATCGCTTGGTCCACTTCCTCTGGTGTGCGATAACGCTCTGACTCCATACCGAGCTTATCTTTCGTCTTAATCTTGTCTGCAATCAACTTGTGTCGAATATCGAGAATCTTCTCCTCTCGCCTCCTTGCAGCCTGCTGCTCAATGTATTCTTTTGTTTGATCGTAGCGCAACATGAGCTTCTTATTGCCGTCCTGGTCGATCGTGTACCACGAGCCATCCGGCTCCTGGAACGTATCCCCGGGCCCACGACCTTCCGGGTACTGCGGGGCACTTGGATCGCGGGGAATACCAGTCGGCTTGATTGTATCAATTTGCGTGTCAATCTCCTGCGCAAGCAGCGCCTTTTCCTGTTCGGAATATCGCTTGTTCTGTGTGAGTTGCTGCTTGGCATTTTGAAGCCTTGCAATCTCAGCCCGCTGCTTTGGCGTATACTTGAAGTCAACCGGAATCGCCCGCTTTTGAGCTTCCTCCTGCTCGATCAACTTCCGCTGATACTCCATCTCTCGCGTTTTCGCCTCGGCGGCTAGCTCGCGATCAGACGGGTAGTGCAGCCGGCCATAGTCGGCCATCATTGGGCCGCGGCTAGTCCGCGTTCGGCCGCCGCCACCACCGCCGCCGCCTCGCGGGGCCCCTTGGGGATCGACTCGCGGTGCCTGCGGTGTCCTGGCCTCAGTAGCGCCGGCCAAGGCGGCAAGTTGCGCCAGGGCCGTAATGTCGCCCTCTCCGTGCTTGACTCGAATCCCCATTATGCGATCCTCATGTTCCCGAGAGCGTTGTAGGCTTGCGAACCACTTTGCCCGCCGCTACCGGACCCGAGCTGATTGATGAGTGAGACAATCATGTCGGATTCCGGATACTCGTCCTCGCGGCGCTCGATCCACCCCAACTTGGTGCCTTGGAGGCTGTCGGCCAGGCGGTTCAGTGCGGACTGCTTTTCGCGCTCAATACCCAGGCCGAGTGTCGGAGAAATAGTTGTATTCCCCATACCAGTCCTGGCAAGCTGCTGCATTATGTCCGACCGCTGCCCGGCGTAATCGCTCCGGATATCGGCCTCGCGCTGGCCAGTGGTCTGGTCGATAATCCCGAGCCCCTGCTGGTAACGTGCCTCGTTCGCAGCCTTCGCTTCTGCCCAGCCTTGGTTGTACTGGTTAATGAGTTTGCTGAGACTGGCCCCCGCCGCCTTGGACTGCTTAAGTTCGTTTTGATATTTTCGCTTCTCGAATTCCCATTGCTCTTCCGCGAGTCGCTGCTGCGCGTCTGCACCAGGATCAAAGCTCGACATAACGAGCCCCCAGGGACCGACAGTCATTGAAGTGCCGAACCCAGTGTCCATAATCGCCATCATCTACCCCTTATTTAATTTGCCCCAGCTTTAACCCCAGCCGGAAAAGCTAACATCTCGACTGTCTACATTGACATACACATACGCCGCTTCATTACTACCGTATGGCTCGATAGTGAAGCTCTGCTCTGCCTCCTCCTTACTTCCATCATCTCTCGTAATTGTTGCGCTGAAGGTGACACTTACCGTCGCATTCCCACCCTCATTTGCGTCCAACGTAATCCAGTACACCTTCCCTTCTACTGGAGAATTGCAGGTTGCAGTGATTGTTGTGTAAGTAGCTGTGCATGTGAACTCGCTAATGTCGTCATACGTACTGTCGTCCGACCACCAAGACGGGTCGGCGTCACCATACTTCACGGCACCAAATTGCGGCCAATCAACTTGCTCTGGAGACGGTGTACGTGAGACCTTAATACGGAACTTTGGGTTCGATGGCTTGCCGATTGAGTGGCCCGTCAATTCGAGCGCGACAACAATCGAACTTATCGGCGACAAGGCAACTTCAGCCGCTATCGGAATCTCTCCTTCAGTCTCGACGGCATTTCCGAATACATCCCCGTCTGACACAAGCAACACGACGCTATCGCCAACATGCTCCACGCCGATATTGAAATAAAACGATGGCTCATTACCCCAGAAGTCGTCGCCAAGGTCAGAGTAATCCTTCGTTACTGAATCCGCATACTCGCCGGCAGGCTCCTCCTTTAATTGCACGGTCGCTCCAGTACTCTTTAGAGTTGCCGACCATACCTGGCTGCCAGTAGGCTCTATTGTTCCGTAATCTTCATGGTCAGTAAGCTTCCCAGTAATGCCTGTCACTTGAGTCCCGGGCACAACATACTGCGGTACAGTAAGGGCTATACCGTAATCTGGCGTATACCCCGGCGGATTCGGCCCAGGAAACGACCAATCTCCCCAGCCCGGCGGCACGTCGAGCGACGACTCATCAGCGACTTTGGCGACGTATGCTCCAGCCATCAGTTCTGAATGTGCGCCTCCACGTTACCTGTGCTATTGGCGGTCGGGTTAAAGTTCGTCCCGTTGTTCGATACGGTCGCAGAGTTGGCCTGCACGATCGACCCGATACTCGCGTAGATTCCGGTGCCCGTGTTGTACGTTACTTTCGTGTCCGCCGTCTTCGCTTCCACGGCCGACAATAAGCGGAAGATCATCCCGTACCCGGTGTTCCCGCTGCACACGCAAGCCTTGGCGATTACGTTACCCTGCGTGGCGTCGATTCCGTTACCGGGCGACCCCGAGAAGACCGCCCACGGCACCCGCGCGCTACCGTAGTACACCCGCAAGTTGTAAGTCGCTGCACCACAAGCCTTTACGTAGTCGCCGTACAGGTTGCCGTCCGGATTGACGTTGATCCCGATATCAAAGCCAACCACGCCGAACGCCGATCCGAGCCCAGCATGCGCCCGTTCAGTAACGTCCAGGCCGGTTGTGCTCGCAGTACTGTCACCGACCAGAACCATCTTATTCAATGAGCCGATCGAATAGCCTTGACTCACGGTCATGCCGTCGTAGCCGGAATAGTCCAGGATCGTCTTGACGATCGTGACAGTTCCGGCGACCGCCCCACTCGGCGCAGACGTGTGCTTGTGTGTCGTGAGGACCGTGATTCGCGTGTTGACCGCATCGACATTCGTGATTTTCCAAACCCCGGCAAGCGTCTCCGGTCGCGTTCCGCCAGACACATCGTACGGCACCAGTAAGTAATCATTGACCGCCGCGTTCGACACGTCAGACACATTCAAAACCACCGACCACGCGCCGGCCGCACCGGCCGAACTCTGAATCGAAGACAACGTAATGTCGTATGTGTTCTCGCCAGTAATTGTGATGTTATCGCCCATTACATGGTCGAACGAAGCTGTTCCGGCCGTGAGCGTATAGGTGCCGTCACCCAATTGAATCGTAACCGTCGCACCCACAATCATCGAACTGGAAATCTCACTCATCGCCTTGTCGATCGTCGCCCAGGGGTCGCCGGACGAGCCGTCTCCGGTCGTATCGTTGCCGCTCGTGGAGATGTAATAAGTCGTGTTCGTTGTGATAGCACCCTGGCATCCGAGGGCCGTGTGGGTAGCGAGCGTATGGTCCGTGAGTACGTTCGCGATCGTGTTCGGCAATGACAGGTGTTCAGCCGCTACGTAATCCGAGAACCCGTCGTGGTGTGCTCCACCATCCATTGCGGCCCCGGCCGCCGTCACATTCGTCGTGTCCGTCACATCAGCCGAGGCTTCAATAGTGTCTAGCTTCGCGCCGTCGACCGAAAGGTCGCGCCCGTCGATCGTGACCAGCGCGTCGACCGTCAGATTGCCGGTCAGGTTCCGCGTTCCATCCGCCAGCAGATAGATCGTGTGGTCGTCGTCCCCGACCCCGTTAAGCGAACCGTGGTCGATCTCGCTATCGTTCGTGGTGAGCGTGATATAGTCGCCACCATCCGTGTACGTAAGCCCGGTGCCCGTCCGTAGTACGCCATCATTCGAGGCGGCCCCCAGGTAGTCGGCCGTTGCACTCGAATCGACTGCCGCCTTTCCGATCGCATCGTATGCCGCGTCCCAATTCGCCGGAGTCACCGATGTGGTAGAGTACCCCGTGGACCGCAAAATCTTCCCGTTATCGCGCGTCCCAATGACCGAGATGTCATTTTCAAGGTAGGCCGCGCTCAGGATACCGGCCGCACTACCTTGCTGCCCAAGATTCGTCCAAGTCATCCCGTCGTCCGTCGACACATGGACGCGCCCGGAGTCATTGAAGCCGGCAATCAACACGGTTCCCGTGTAGGTAAAATAGCCAAACTTCGTCTCCGATCCGACCTGTCCCTCGTCGGTCCACGTCGCACCCCAGTCCGTTGATTTAAGGAGCTTCCCGCCGTTGCCGGTCCCAGCCAACACCGTACCGCTCCCGAGATACACGAAGCACCGAACACCAGCCACGCCATGCTGCTGTCCAAGGTCGGACCACGTTGCACCATAATCAGTCGATCGAAAGACCTTGCCAGTAATCGTTGTCCCGGCGAGAGCAATCCCGCTCCCAAGGTAGATTATCGAGTACACCTGAGTAGATGTACCGGAGTCCGGCGAACCAAGGTCGCTCCATGTGGCCCCAGAGTCAGTGGACCGCAGAATCTTACCGCTGGCCGACGTGCCCGCAATCACGATCCCACTGCCGCAATCCGCGATACAGTAAATCCAGGAGCAACTGTGCTGCTGCCCCAGGTCGCTCCAAGTCGCGCCTGAGTCTGTCGACCGTACGATATGGCCGTTCGAGCCTGTCCCACCTACAACAATCTCGCCCCCAAGGTTGCATAGACTACGAACTGAAGTCTCGCCCGTGGCTTGTTGTCCGAGATTAGACCACGTTGCCCCGTAATCAGTAGACCGGAGTACGTAACCGCCAGCATACGTCCCGGCTAACGCGACTCCGCTGCCGACATATTCCAGGCACCAAACCTTGGTCTGGCTATACATCGTGCCAAGGTCGGTCCACGCTGTTCCCGTGTCACTTGACCAAAGATACGGTTCTGCTCCATGGTCGCCCCAGCCGTATGCCTCATCTAGCAGTAGACCATCGGCGGAGATGTCCCGGCCGTCGATTGTGATTCCGGCGTCCACGGACAGGTCGCCCGTCAGATTGCGGGAGCCGTCCGCGAGTAGGTACTGTGTATGATCGTCGTCCGTCAGTCCACCGATCGAACCGTGGTCGATACCGGATTGATCGAGGCTAAGCGTATCGTCCGTCAGGACGATTGGAGCCGTAACCACAAGGTTCGTGTGTGTCGAAATGTCGATCGTATCAAGACTAAGTGTATCGTCCGTCAGGATAATCGGAGCCGTAACCGCGAGATTCGTATCGTCAGAGATGTCGATCCCGCTCAAGCTCGCACCGGTGTGCGTGTGCCCTGGGTCCGCTCCGCTCGTGACGTTTACACCGCTGATTATCCCGGTCGTCGACAGGTTGTCGTCACCGAAACTGATCGCCCCGGTATCGCTCGTTATAGCCGCGCCGTTGATCGTGATGTTATCGACCGTCAGCAGCGTTAAGGCAGTCAACTCCGTGCCCCAGGCCGGAGTCGAACCGACGCCCGCGCCGACAAGTACCTCGCCCGACGCACCATCCGTCAGGATGCTCGTGTCCTCAGCGGCGCGCTGGAACGCCTGGCGAACCTCGGTCGGCACGTTCGGATGTGGGATGCGACGGCGCACCATCAGGCAACCCTCCGCCGGCCAGAGTTAATCACATCCATTGTGGACTGCTCGTATGCCCAGGCCCGGCCCGAGGTCCCCGTGATTCTCAAGATCGCGGCCTGACCGCGCCCTAGCCGACGAACCGAACTATTAAGCCCACCGCTCCAAGTCCCCGAGGCTACCGACGAGGCCGAGGTCGCCCCCTCGAAAGTCGTCGCCGGACGAATCGACCACGTTACGTCAGCACTATCGGCGGCAAGCACACCATCCAGGGAAAGAATCGTCCCGAAAGTCCCATCTGCCGCCAGTGGAATCGGGCCGATCTCAACGTATGACGCAAAGGCCGTCCCGCAATCGTTTTCGGCGAGCCCAGAAAACCTCCGGAGATAACCGTCGCGGCCGCCCAATATAACCGCCGAATCTTCAACATTCGTGCCCTGGAGCGCGCAGGCCGCTAAGGGCTCGTGGCTCGACGAATGTGTAATGGGCCAGAACGTCTTGTTCGTCCAATCGAACCAGTAGTGCGTCCTAGCATTCGATGAATCCGGCGACAGAAAGATATGGACGCCATGGTTCTCTGTGTCGAATTCCAGGAGTACGGTAGTCGTCTCCGGTTGCAGGTTCTTAAACTCCTCCGGCAGCACTTCCCGTGATAACGGAATCGGCTCCGAATTCCCGCCGGGCGGCAAGGCGTATAAGCCGTCCAAAGTCAGGAAGATCAACTCTCCGGCCGGGCCGATACACCGAGCCTCCGGGCCGATGATCCCGACTGTGTGACTGACCGAATCCAGGTCCGGCGCGTACACCGGGTCGCCGCGCATCATCCAGACTTCAGTGCGACAGCCCAGAATCAGGTAGTCGTCGCTGTGCGCGATCAGCGAGGTCAGCGGGTCGCCCGGCGTCCCGGCTTCGGAAGCCGTACCGGCCACGGCCCGCTGACTGTCGGTCTGCGAATAGTCCCAATCGTCCTCATCACTCTGCCGGGCCGCATACCAGACGTGTGGGGCCGTGTCCGCGCCACCGAGGATAATCCGGTCCAAGAACCTGGTAATCAGCGGACAGCCGGTCGGCACCTGTAATGTCGGGGCACCCTCTGCCGTAAGAATCGACAGCGTTCCGGCACTCGGGTCATAGACCTTCGGAGCGCGCTCTACCCTGTACGTACAAGTCCCGTCACCTGGGGCCGAGGTCAGTGTGAGTGCCCCGGCCGCGATCGACGAAATTTTGTATGTCCCCGCCACTGTCGCACCACCGACGTTCGACACGACCACTACGTCGTCATACGCGCTGATGGAGTGGGCCGTCCAATCGGACACGCTTGCCGCGTCCAGATCGCTGCCGCTCACCGTCCCGTCCGTGCCCGTCACCCGGAGCCCGTAGTCCGCGATATACAATTTCTGCCCGGACTGTACGCATTGCAGGCCCACGTCACTCCGGAGCGTCAGATTCGTGGACAACTCCGTCATAGTGCCATAGGTGTCCTCGTAATACAGCTTCCCGCCCGCCGAGCCCACGAGCATCGTGCGTGAGCCGCTGAGTGTGCTGGTCGAGAAATACTGGACCCGGAACGTGTTGACCAGACAGATGCCGCCGCTCTCTGTACACTCCATCCCGAACCCGACGCGGGCGCCCGTATGGGCGTCGACCGTCCCGGAAAGGATTTTCGTGCCGTGCCAATACACATCCACGTCATTGCCGCTCACGACCGCCGAGAGCCACCCCGGGGCCGGTGTCGTAATTGTGCCCGTATCCGAGTCAGTAGTCGTCGCGACCGAGCCGGTATAGGACTTCAGCGTCCCGGACCACGAGCCGTCCGAGCCAGTCATGGTCAGTTCGATTTGCACGCCGTCCGTTGCGTAGGCCGGCGTCGTATTATCGAGCCGCAGATAGAGCCGATACTTCCCGTGGAATGCGTTACTGTACGGCGCGATGAACATCTCGACCGTGTACGCGCTGGTCGTGTCGATCGACAGGGCGTCCCGAACCACTTCGCCCTCGCTCGTGGCATAGCTGATTGACGCCATTGCGGACGGCAGGATGTCCGGCGTGTCCGACGCCCACGACGCCTGGGCCCAGGCCGCCGCCAATGAGGAGCCCGCGAAGTTGTCGCTCCATGCCGTGAAGTTGTCCCCCAGCGCGAGCGTCATGGGGTAGAGCATCCGCACGTCCGACCCGAGGTCCGTGATGTGCGACTTAATGAGCCCTGGCCGGCTGCCGCCGCGCATCCGCTCCTCAAACGTACCGATCGGCCAGACATTCGACATGTCCGGCGAGGTATAGGGCTTTTGCTGCCTAAAGGCAGCCCGACGGTTCAAACCGGCCAGCGGGAACGGAATTCGGAGACGCCGCTTTTTAGCCATCGCTAACTACTTCCGCCTTCTTTAAGTAGGCCAAGAGTCTTTCCACCAATTCAGGGCCATCACCAAGAAGCCCGACTGCCTTATTGCACTTCCCGCACAACCAACCACGAAACTCGCCCGTCTCGTGGTCGTGGTCCATATTCAATTTCTGAGTACATTCCTCTTCTGGTACTCCGCAAACGAAACACTTACCAGTAAATGAAGCCAGCAATTCATCTACTGTAGCTATGCATGGTGTATGCCCATCTTTACGGGCAGCCCCAATGGACCTATAGAGCTTCGCCTTCATGCGCGCTACGGGATCGTGTCTTCTGGCGGCATCCCTTTTCTTTTGATACTTCCTTTTTGCTCTGTTGCGTACTTCAGGATTAGCAAGGAAATACTCTCTTGATTTCTTAGTGCGACAGCTACGACGTGCACTCAAAAGACCGAAGCTCCCGTCTTTTCTTTTCGTTGCCTTGCCAAATTCACACGCATCCTTAACTACCCCGCACATTGTGCATTTCTTGGGCTGCGTTTCGTCAATTCTCCTTGCCATATATCTACCCAAAAGAAACCCGACGGCCCCGCACAACGCTGGACCGCCGGGGTGTCATTCTTAGCCAGCGCGTCAGTCGATCACTTCCTTCGGCGCGCCATCCTCATTCCGTAAAAACTCTTCGTCGTTCTCGATCTCGCCTTCCGGCAGGAAGAACATATCCAGCGCGAGAAGGTCCTGGGGCGTGAGCGCAGTCGCATCCGATTCGATCAGGCTGTCCAGAACCTCGGCCAGTCGCATCGGAGCCAGGGCCACGTCACACTCCGTCACCATGATCTCGGCATTCTGCCGCTGGAACTCGGCGTACATCTCCGTGCCTTCCTCGATTCTGGCCGGCTCGCCGGGCTTGGTGCCTGTGAGGTCACGGATCAGCGCATCACGCTGCTGCGTCACTAGATCGCACTCCTCGCCGATCATTTTCGCGTACTTCGCTACCTCATACGCAGCCTTTGGCTTCATCCGCAATGCAACCAGCCGACGCCAGGCGCCCAAAGAATTCAGCAGCAAACCGAAAGTCGTCTTCATACGTCTCTCCTCGAAACAGGAAAAAGGGGGCCCGGTGCCTCGCGCTCAACACGAGGCACCGGGTACAGAACCTTAATTACGTACCAAGTCCCTCAGCGGCGTAAACCGGAATGTACCCCGGCGTACCGTTGATATCCACACGAATTACATGAGACACGTTGCCAGTCGGCGTGACTGCATTTGCCTTAATGCCATTCGTATAACCGGAATCTGCCGCGGCAAATCCAAGGACATTATCGGCCCCGTCAACATACAATGCCGAACCCCAAAGGTCACCGCGCTGATCGGTAGCCGTAGCAACGAACGCCGCCAGTACGCCGGTCTGCGTAACCGTATAGGCGCCAGTGGTATTCAACTCGGCGTACACACCAGCCAAGTAACCTTGAGCGATAGTCAGATCGCCGCCAACTTCCGTGCGAGCACGGACAGCACAGGCCGCGTGTCGAGCGTCATTCAGTCCGAGGTCATTTGCGCCGGCCATCTCCAGATAGGCATACATGCCCGCAAGATAGTCGCCGTCGAAATCAACGTCGCCGACAAGTTTCGTCTGAGCGCACATACTTGCCAGCGACAATGCGCCGGTGTGCTCGGCGATAACCGCCAGCCTAGACAGTACGCCGCGCCGGTTCCCAGTCAGAGCCGAACCGCCATCGTCACTATGGAAACGATTCGCAGCCGTAGCTCCACCAAGTGAAATACCGCTACCGGCCGTATTAGCATGCTTGCCAACGTAGATGCCGGTCGTACAACCAGCCGCGTCAGCCCAAAATGCCTTCGGCCACTTAGTCGTACCGCCAGAGATATTTGCCATAAAGGCCGCCATCTCGCCGGTCTCGGTGTACGTCCGTGTTGAATTCAAGGTTGCCTCAAACCCAGAATAATACGAACTCGCCGAAATGGTTGTCGTGCCGGACGCCCCCTCCTCGATAGCAGCCCGGATGCCAGCCACATGCCCCGCAAGAGTTCTCGCGCCAGTACCGGCAAGCTCAAGGTAGCCCGTAATAGGCGACGATACTGAGCTAGTATTCGAGATGTCAATCCCGTCGTTCGCCTTCAACTGACCACGCAAAGCGTTGATCGTGATGGCGTTCGACTGGTCAATTGTCAGGCACACACGGGAAAGAGTGGCCCGATAATCAGCAGCATCTAACGCAGCACCAGCATCGTCAAACAAGAAACTGACTGGTCGATTGTTTCCGCTAGCGAGCGTGACACCTTTACTGGCCGAACTAGAATAGGTGCCAGTTTGTACCACCTTTCCGGTGAACGCATCACAAGAACCGAGAATCACATCAGCGCCACTCAGGCCGACGTAAAGGCCGTACTGCCAACTGGAAGTCCCGCTGGAAATGTCCGCCAAAAACGCAGCAGTAATACCACTGCCCCCATACGTCCTTGTCGAATTCAGCGTAGCCTCAAAGCCAGCAAGATACGTCCCGACGGTCGTAGTACCGGACGCCCCTTCCTCAAGGGCGGCACGAACACAAGCCACATGGCCGTTAAGCGTTCTGGCTCCAGTGCCGGCCAGTTCGAGGTAGCCAGTGAACGGCGAAACTACTGAACTCGCGCTAGACACGTCAATGCCATCAAGCCCCTTGATCTGCGCTCGCATAGCGTTCAAGGTAATGGCATTGCTTTGGTCTTTCGTTAGCAGCACGCGAGACAGCGCGGCACGATAATCAGCAGCCCCCAGCGCGGCCCCAGCATCATCGAACAAGAAACTAACAGGCCGATTGTTGGTACTCAGTAAAGTGACGCCGTTACTTGCAGTGCTCGAATACGTTCCAGTCTCAATCACCTTTCGCGTACAGGCAGCCACCACTTCCTCGTAGCTATCGCCGTCCGCAGTAAGAAGTGTCCCGGCCGCATACGCAACAGAACCAACGTCGCCAAGATCCGATAACTCCATTGAACCAGGCGGAATCACGGCGTTGAAATCACAACTCGTAACCGACCCCTCATTCACATAGAGGGCCGTTTCCGCACCGCCGTCCGTATGCTGGAAGATACACCCTGTCTGATAGCCGTCCGTCCCGTCCGTAGGAACAGTAGCTCCAGAACTAAACAACATCCCACGATTATCAACAATCGGAGGATTCATACGCAGCAGACTACAAACACGATCAATCATTACTCACTGCCCCTTAAACGGAAACCAAAGAACATCCAGCTACCACGCTGCCCCTTGCGCCCCTCCATGCCGTTACGACGTAGGCCACGGACCTGCAAACTGGCCCGGACCACACTCAATCTCTTCCATTGTCTCGTACCCGACAACTGCGTTGCCGGACGAGATAGCGTTGATCGCCCCGCGGGCCTTCGGGCCCTTCACCTTCACCCAAGCCCCAGGTTCCAGCAGTCCAATGCCGGTCGCGTCCGCGGCATCCTCGCCGAACCCGAGGTATACGTCATGGTTGCTCTGAACCTGAATCAGGATATGGTCGCGATTTGCGTCGGCTGCAACTAACTGCTCACTGCCGCCGCCGCCCGTCAACGTCTTCGTGCCCGCTGCCATTATCGCCTCTTTTTCTTCTTCGGTTTTTTTGATTGCGTCAATGCTTCAGTCAGCTTATCCAGGCCGGTTTTCGGCATTAGTCGTCCACGACGCGATTCTGCCGCCTTGCTTCGCTTCTGTGCCGGGGTCAACGGTTTCGGCTTCTGACTCGATTTACGAGCTTTCCTAATGGCCCTCATCGACTGCGACATCTCTTGATTGACCCGCACACGATCCTCGATACGTTTCTGTTCCTCTGGCGTCCTGCGCATGATCGTCGCAGCATTGATTGTCTGCTCGCTGTATTTCTTCTTTTTTTTAGCCACTAAATCGTTTCCTCTTTGTACGTGATTGGATACGTCCCGCCCGTATCGCCGTGCCTCACGCGCCCATCCCCATCGAATTCACGGTGGCCCATGTGCCCAAATGAGGCTGCGCCACGTTTTCGGTCGTCCATGATTGCGTTCAATAACATCCGCTCGTACATCGCCGTATGAATGGACGCCTCGTCATTCATTTGCTGCTCAGCGACGGCCAGGCAACTCTCAATCAGCAACTCACTGATCGCCATCCCGCCGAGGGCATACGGGTACGAATCAGACAGCGCACCGGAGTACGCCTCGTACTTGTAGGACAGCACGTAATCGCTATCCGGCTCAGGCCAGAACAGCGCCTCCCACCGTTGCCCCGCCGTCCGATCCTCCGCCTTTCGGCGAACCGCCACGTACTGCGGCGGCCCAGTACGATCGTAGATGGACCGCATCTCCAGTAGGTCGTCAAGGCTGACGCTCTTGACTGGAGCATAGTGCGTATCCGCTGCGAAGTTCATCTTGCCGATCAGGCGATGAAAATCGTCCGGCAGATCGTAATCGTAATCATCATCCGCGAGAGTCAGTGTCGTAGACGGCCGCACCCATGACCACTCATACCCGAGCACCCTTGGATCGCTGCTCACCGGGAAATAGACGCGCCGAACGCCGGACTGCACGATATCTTCGACTTCAGTAGCCTGATCGCTTGTCCAGTCACCGATCGTTCGACCATACCCAAGGAAGAAGCCAGTACGCTGCTTCAGTTCCGTCCAGCCAACACTTAAACCCGACTCTGCCACAAAATCCCCCGCGAGGACTCGAACCTCAAACCTAGTAGTTACAAACCACTTGCTCTGCCTGTTGAGCTACAGGGGACCACCAGGGCCCTCCGGGCGAAGAGAGAAAACCCGGAGGGCCCGACCCCGATCCTGCCCCACCTACGAAACCAGAACCACTCCATTCGCACCGCGAATGTTCCAACTACCGGCAACCCATTCCAAGACGCACTGGTCGCCCACGCCGCCAAGTTCAAGGCCATCCAGGTCTTGAGTGCCGTCCGCCGGCTCGTTGCCGTCGTCGTTCTCGATATCGATACGAGCCTCGTTACTCGTCACAGCCGTGGTGATAATCTCGACCTTCTTACGAAGACCCTCGATCGTGCCGTCCACGATCTCCTCAGCCGGCGAGGCGGTCGAACAGGCCGCACCGATCAGGAGCGACGTACCACCGACCATCATCACGAACGCCGTGTTGTCGACCAGTTGGACGACTTCAACGCCACCGGACGGAGGACCCACCTGGAGCTTCGCGTAAACCAGCCCGGCGTCTGTCGAACGATCGACCGTCTGCATGGGCTGCGCAGAACCCTCGCCGTCCAGACCTTCGTACCGGAAGTAGCCCTGATACGAAGTGGTCACGTCGAACGTCAGGAGCCCCGTGCCGAGCGTGCAACTCGCCTTCGCGTAGATATTGCACACGCTACCCGGTAGGTAGATTTCGATGAGTTGACCGCCAGTCACGGCGGCGTACTTGCGAGCCGCCACGCCAGCGAAATACTGCGCGTTAGTCGTACTCGGAAGCTCGACACGGTTGAACCGTCGACCGTCTTTAGCCGACGCCGTTCCGTAGTCGTAGTTATAACAAACGGCCTGACCCTCTTCCAGAGCGGTCGAACCACCAAACCACACCCAAGCAGAGAACGTAGGACTCTGCTTTTCGTGGCCGTTAATCGCGTGAGAAACCATCACTTTACCTCATGGGTTGAATTCGCAAACTTAAAACGCACAGACCGTCAAACTACGCCTTGTAGAAGACCGCCTGCTTCCGAAGGTCGGTGCAGACCATTTGCAACGTGGCGTCCAGGTCGACTCGGCGAACCAAGTGCTTATTCGAGACCATATACGGCTTCGTCAGTTGATTCTGCCATCCGGCCATCACGCCAATCGCCAACGTCTTCCAATCCAGCATGTAAACCGGATCGCCGGTATCGCTGTCCAGATACGGTGCGTAAGTTACCGGCGTCGACTTGAACGTCACCCGGCCGTCCTTACTAGCCAGATCGTTCCCGAGGTTCATGTTCTGCTTTTCCAGCAATTCCTCCATGATCCCGAGCACGTCGTCATTCGTGTAAATGCCGTTGCCCATGTTGGACAAATTCGGCACGGCGTGCGACACCGGAGAGCGGAAGCGCGTCTTGCGATGCCCCCTTCGCATGGAGCGAATAAGGTCCTCTTTCGCAATCGCAGTGTAGTCGTTCGACCAGTTCGCCCAGCGGGTATAGGTGGTCGAGTCGATGTTGCCACGGCCATCCGAAAAGCCACTCGGGTTCTCAGCGTTGAAGCCCTCGGTCGCATTCCGAACGATCCAGTATTCCAGTCCATACGGCGTCCGCTCGTCCGTCGAGTCGTCCGGCTTACCCCATAGGAACTCTTCCAACTTCTCGTAAAACGAAACCATCATCCCGACGTAGCGGGTTTTGATCAAATTAACGATCGCGTGTCCGCCACGCTGGAACGCCTTCTCTCGCTGGTCGTAGATATAGTGTGCATTGACGTGACGCGGGGGAACGGTCCCCTGCTTCATCGTGTCCGTGAGCGAAGAGCCGTCCGTCTCGAACAACTGGACAGCCCGCGCACTATGGTTGTGATCCATCTGCGCGTCCCAACGCCAGTCGTCACCACCATCAAACGTCTTGACATGCTTTTTCCACAACTCCCGAACCGCAACGTGGTCTTGCAGATCCGTCTGCATGTCCACGAAAGCGCCCTTTTTGATGAGGTTCTCTTGCGTCAAGAGAACCGCATCGTCGATATCCGAATACGGAATCCCCATTTTCTGCCCCTTAGTTTACTGCGAAGAGCGTCAGCCGAATCGCTCGTCGAGCATCGCGGCCGTCTCTTCTTCGACGGACTGTTTCGGCTTGGCTTTCGAGCGATTCACGCGCTGGAGGTGTGCCCCCTTGCGTCTCGCCAGATCGCCAGCCAGACGTTTCTCGTGCAACTCTTGATATTTGTCCGCCAGAACGGACCTTGCCGCCGTCTCAAACAATTCTTCACGCGGCGGCGCTTGTTGCCCCTGGGCCTGATAGCCGGCCAGGAGAACGCTCATGTGTTCCGCAATCTGTTCGCGTTTTACGAACTGCGGACTTCCCCGGTCTAGCGAATTATGTCCGCCAGTGCCGAGGGTATCGACGAAATCCTCGCCGAGGGATTCGACCTGCTTGTCAAACCACTGCTCGACTTCCCGCGCAGCCGCCATCTGGCTCGACTGCGCGATTTGCTCTTGCTGTTGCTTAAAGCCCTCGATTTGCTGCTGCTGGCCCTGAAGTACCTCGCGCATCTTGTCGAACATCTCGACCACTTCGGGCTCATACCGCTCCGGGTCAAGCTTCAGCGCAGCAAATGGGTCAACATCATCCTGTTTGGCTTCCTTGCTGTCAGCTTGCGCAATAGCCTGCTCTGCCGTCGACACGACCCGATCCAGGGCCGCCTCGTCGGGGAATGACAGCGCCTTACCAAGCGATAACCCAACATTGATTGCACGAGATAGAACTTCGTCGCTAAAGTTCGGGACAGGGCTTGGCTCCAATTGCTCGCTGCCCTGCTCCTCGCTCTCGCCGTCCGCTTCACCATCCTGTATGTCGTCGACATCCCCGTCGTCCGGCTCGGATTCAGAAGTGATACCGCTCTCTCCTGAATCTTCCTCGCCGGTATCGTCCGACACCTGGTCTTCTTGTGTGTCGCCGGTCTTGGTATCAGTCTCGCCGCCCTGCTCGTCACCCTGCTCATCGCGCAGTTCCTTCAGTTCCTCTTCGTGCTCAGCCGCAACCTGCTCGGCCGCCTCTTCGATCTCGCGGGCCAGTTCTTCGCTTGGCATATCTCTCTCCTAGTTCTCGACTGCAAAATGGTCAATTTGCGTAATATCGGTTCCGGAAAGCCACTGGAAAGCACCGAAACGATCCGTGATTCCCTGGCGCACACCAACCATGCCTTCCTTGAGATACAACGCGAAACCAAACAAGATTTCCATGACACACCTATCAGGGCAGGCTTCCGAATAGAACCTAATCCCATCCGGCGTAACGCAATTTACATGCGTCATTTCGTTAGCCTCTCTTGTTGTACATCCCGCGCACCTTCAGGGCCTTCCGCTCGTGCGCTGCGGACGTGTAAACGGGATCTCCGTCAGCCGTGACTTCCGTAGGGCAGCCGCGATCGCGGAGATGCTTCCGAAGCTCGCCGGCTTGACTGGCGTTCACACCGGAGGCGTAACACACCCGCGGCCATGCCTTTGACGGACGAACGCTGCCGCCGCGGACCGAAATCACGGCCCCGACCAACTCAGCCCGGTAGTCACGTTCCAGGATCTTGAGACGACGGCCTTCTCTAAGCTCAATCTCCCGCGGGGTTTCCCCCATCGGAAAGACATACTCGTAGACCGTTCCGTCTCCGCCTCTCTCACTGTAGCAATACGTCGGCATATCTCTCCCTTGGCAATCTCCACCCTAACAAGGAACGGGCAAAAGTTATCGCTGCCCCACCTGCAAGAACTAGTTTCACCCGGTTTGCCGCCCCAGGGCCGCGACTTCACTCTCCTGGGGCCGTCCACCGAGGAGGGCTTGCTGGAGGATTTGGCTCTTGCCGCCGTCCGTGGCTCCCGGCCGGTTGACCCGCTCATAGGTCCGGGTCGTGTTGGCCGGCATCCCGGGCTTCTCGCCGCCACTCATCACCTGGTCGACCCAGATAATCAGCCGGTTCAGTTCCTCGAAATCGGCGTACTTCGCGATCAGGGCGAAAAGTTCTTGGATATCGAGTTGGCCGCCCGACATCTCGATTGCCGGCATGAAGGGCACCACAAACTCGGCGAGGATCAGCCGGAGCTTCTGTAGCTTCGTGGCCGGAGAGTCGTCCTGGAATGAGGACACGTCGATATCCAGGTCATAGATACCGAACGAACCGAGCCGAGAAGAACGGTCCCACGGGACGACGATGGAGATGTTTGTTCCCGGGACGGCCTTACGCAGCTTCCGCCGCCTAATCGGGTCGTGCCATTCGTAGTAGGCCAACGACCGGAATACGTCTTTCGAGAGGTCGACCACCTGGCCAGCCATGTCGCGAAGCTGCGCGTTTGATGCCTCGGCAATCAGCTTGTCCTGCCCCAGCGTTTCGGCCTGCGGCGCGAGTCCACCAAGTGAATCCAGGTTACTAGAGAAGTAACTGAAAAGGTCGCGACATTGCAGGAAGAACGCTAGCGTCGGCTGCTCCACACCGCCAACCTTCATTGACAGGGGAGGCGGGCCGTTATACGTAATCCCCTCGCCGTCATTGGCGTCACGAAACCGCGTTGCCGCCTCATTATCACCCTGGAAGCCCACTACGGTTTTCTGCGCGTCAGCTTGGTCGCCTAACTTGCGATAAAGGACGTTCGCCAGTTCATGGAGGTCGCGCCAGGATGCGATCGGAGGCAGAGGCAATAGGTTCCCCGGGACATCATCGAACCCGAGACCGAGGTATGGTCCAATCTCCGGACCAGTCCACTCCCTGACGTTCAGTCGACGATTCTTCTTCGGCGCGTACGTGACTATCAGCCCTTCTTTCGGAAGCCAAACGTCCCGGAGGAAGATTTTCTTATGGAACAGATCGGGAGTCGAGTCCTGGGATATGCTCTCAGCACGCTCGTCGCCGGTGTCGCCGATCGTCGTGTACTCGTCGTGCTTCAGGTCCCGCTTCCATTTCTTCGGAAAGAAATCGCTCTCCATCACGTCTTCCAGGTCGAGCCAGTAGTCGTTGCCGATGTACTGGATTTGCGACATCTGCTTCGCAGCCATGTCAATCACCAGGTCGTCCAGCGTCACCAGGTCGACGAACGACTCGCCATAGTCGTGCCCGAGGACTTCCCCGACCTTATGCAGTCCAATCTTAAGCCAACCGGACGAGAAAAGCGCTTCGGTAACCAGTCGGCGCATCGTCTGCTGTAGCTTAATCTCCGCCGGTATCTGATTGACGGCCAGTTCCAGATTCGCGGCCACCGGCTCGTACCCGGCCTCGGTCGTGCTAATCATGGCGCGAGGGGCACGGGCCGCCAACATTCGGACAAAGATCGTCACCGCCAGCTTCAGGAACGGGGCCGGCACACGCTTAGAGGCACCTCCCTTGAAATAGTGCGACCCGACGAACTGCTTGATCGCCTCAACCCGCTTCCTCCGCGGGAACTCCAGTTGCCGAACCGACCAGTCGATGCTCTCGCGCAACCGCTTGAACTGCACCATATCCAGCGGGTTACTCATCTTTGCCATCGCTACCCCCAACCCTCAGAACTTAATAGCTCCCTACCGCGAGGTCGCTGCTCCTTTTCCCGTTGCTTCATGCGCCACGCCAGAGAGCCATACGGCGGCTCCGGGTTTTCCTGTTTCTTTGGTTTTTCTCTGCGCTCCGCCATACCATGGCAGGCCAATGCGTCGGCCATCACCCGGTCGCCGTGGTTCTTTTTCGCGCCGGTCGGGTCGACCTTATCGTTTGCCCGCGAATGCTCCACGCCGCCCTTGTTATCGAAGATGTATTCGAGCGTTTCCTCCAGCGCGATCTTCGATCGGTTAACGAGCGAGAATTTCTCTACGCCGGCGCGATAGTTCCCCATCAAAACGAGTTTCGTCTCGTTCGTGCTGGCCCAGCCGGGCACGTCCGAAACTTTCTTACTGATCGCCTCTTCGCGCCGGCGGTAGTGGATGTTGCCGTAGCCCAGTTCCATGACGCGGGAGCCGAACTGCCGCCCAACGCCGTTGTTCTCCCAGATCAGATACGCCTTATTCAGCCACGTCGCCAGTGCCACGGCCTGGCGGGCAAACTCCTCCGGGCGGATGTACGGGTTCGCGTACTCGGCGACCTTCTCGTTCGTCACCGCGTCGTAGGCGCAGAGACAGGAGTTGCTACTGCCCGTCCCGGCCGATACGTCGCCGCCAAGCACGATCTTGTGGTCGAGCGTAATCTTGCCGGACTTGTTCAGTAGACACCAGAGATGCAACCGGCCTTCGGGGTTCTCACGAAAACGGATCGGCTCCGCCGTCACGGAGTCGTACTCCAGGTCGCCCACCAGGATCGGCGGACAGGCGAACCGACGAATCGCCTCCTGGATGGTTGCCGCCGAGAAATACTGATAGCCGGAGCCGAGGTAGTCGATATCCAGTTCGGTCGCGATTTCGCGAGCCGACGCCGCCCGGTCGCACTCCCGGTCATACCACGGCGAGCGGAGCTTGCCGTCCAAGGTCGAGCGATAGCGTTTCGGGAAACCCTCTACATCAATCACCTTCAGGGTGCCGTCCTTGGTCGTCGTGTAGAGCCCCCTGTTCTTGAGCGGATGTTCCGACCAGTGGAAACGGAGCCTCTTGATCCCGGTCTGCCGCACGTCGTAATAGGCGTTGCCGGTCCCGTTGGGCGTCGAGTTGAAGACCCGGCAGTTCGTGGCGTCCCGGGTCGCGTTCAGGACTCGGTGTCCCTGGTCGACGGCCGCGAACTCGTCCAGCAGGATCGCCGTTCTCCGGTCGCCCCTGGCAAAGTTCTCAGTAGTCGACTCCCCGTCAATCACCGAGCCGGTATACGGGTTCAACATGTGCAGCTTGCTGCGATACGCACGACCGTACCCGGGCGGCATCAACCACCGCGGCATATTACGATGCAGGAAGTCGATCTTCCAGAAGAGCGCCTTCGGGTTATCGGACTTATCGACGTAATCCTCGACCCGGGAGCCCATAAGGAATGAGAGGTCGTCATGGAAGTGCCACGCCCATTCAAATGCAAGGATACATAGCCACGAGGCCCCCATGTCTCGCGACTTCTCGACAAAGATGTCGTGCTCGTTGATCGCGCGGATGATCGTCGACAAGCCATCTCGCTGAAACGGATAGAGGATCATCGGGACCTTGGCGAACGGCTGTCGGCGCGGGTCGTAGGTCCAGACGAAACCGTTCACGTAAAAGATCGGGTCGCGCTTACAGGCATCCCAGACTACCTCGGCGTACTGCGGGTCGTCCATGACGCGGCGGTGGACCGACTGTCGCCAGCGCATACTCTCCACGAGGTCCGCGGGGACATGCTTCGCGAAGTCGGTACAGAATTTCATAGAATAAACTTCTCGGCGTACCAAACGGCCGCCTCAACGATAAGTAGACACCATGCTGCATACACAGCCAAAAAGACAGCAAGACCCAAGCATCCGAATAGGATCGCTTTCATTCGCTGCTCTCTTCTAGTTCCGTCAGCATCGCGTCAATCTCCTCTACACTCCGCTGACTGGCTCGTTTTGATAACCGTTGTTCCTCCTCTTCCGTATCACCCTTGGCCTCCACCTGCCCAAGGCGCTGCATGAACTCTTTAGGTTGCTCTTTGGCCTGGATGTACAGGAAAAAGGCCCGGTCGTTCGGGCAGGTCGTCGGCTCGACCCCGACGCGAAGGAACTTACCGGCCGCACTCATCGCCCAAGCCAACTGCTCACGGTACGAGAGCGACTTGTCTTCGCACTTGACCGCCTTCGGCCGCTTGTCGGGCTTCGGCGTGTCGGCGTGCGACTCAGGATGCGGGTCGTAGTCGGCGACATCATACGAGCGAAAGAGCGGCTTGAGGCACTGAAAATCCTTCGCGGCCTCGACGGTGGCCTGGTCGAGCGTCATGCCACCGTCTTTTTGGAACTCGGCCACGAGCCGCTTGAAGCGGTCGTAGGTAATCTTATCCTTCTTCCCGCCGGCCTCTTGTCGCCAGAGAATTGAATGGCAGCGCTTACGGAACTCTCGCATCGCGATCGGAGGCGAGAGTCCCGCACCTGCCCCGGTGCGCGCCTTACCCATCTACGCCGCGTCCTCCTTCGGAATCACGTCATCCACTTCGCGAATGATGTTCGCAAGCTGCATGGTGACACTACACGGAATATTACTTACCAGTTGCGCAAGCGTGGCGTAGTGCCGGCAGTTATCGAGGGCGGTCAATATGCGCTTGCTTCCGAGGACCTTGCCGTCCTTATTCACAGCAATCCAATACGACACACCGCCGTAAGTCTTGCGCTGATCCCAGTACAGACCAAAAGCGGACTCGCGTGTTTCGATCGTCCCAACGGACTTCAGAGTCCCCAGTATCGCGACGACCTTCTTCAGACGATCGACAGGCCTGATATACGGCCCGCTCTGCTTGCAAGGTCGCTTGATCCCCAGGAGGTCTTCCATCGGCTTGATCTCGTCTTCGATCTTGCAGACGTACTTCAATGCGTCGTCCCGCTGTTGGATGGCGATCTCAACCTCTTTCGAGTGCAGCTCGTCTTTCTCGGCGAGCTTCTTTTCTAGTTTCTCATACTCACCAACCAGCAGATTATGCTGAACTATCGTTCGACCACATTTCTCGGCGTAACGGTCGCACTCAGTCTTTGCAATTTTAGCCTCCTCCTCAAGCTGCCCGATGATTGTGAGATGCTCGTCATTCCGTGTGTTAGCTTCCCTGTTGTACGCTTCAAGGGCTTCACAGCGCTTGATGAGTGCTTCATACTCTTTAGCAGCGAAACCAGATGAACCTACGGCCTGTCGTTTTAACTCCTCGCACTTCTCTTTAGCACCCTTCAATTCGCTAAGGAGGACCTTAGAATTGGCACACATCACATCGTATTGGCGCTTCCAATACTCGCGACTGTCAGTCATTGTGGCGAGTTCATTTCTCTCGACCTGAAGTTCATCCTTCGCGGCCTGAAGCTCCTCCTGCCCCTTGTCCCGCAACTTGCGGCTCTCGGAAAGCCTGTTGGCCTGGGCCACCCGCACACGAGTACAGGCCTCAACTTCCCGCGTCATATCGCGAAGCTCATCTGCAAGCTTGACGCGCTGCTTGATTTCCTCCTGGAGGCTCTGGCTTTTCTCGACAAGCCTTCGTTCAAGGTCCCTGCACTCACTGCGGCAGTTCTCCAGTTTCCCGCGTGTGGTCGTGAGCTTTTTGGCCAGTTGATCTACCGTGGTAGAACGACGCGCAGCACAATTCGCCTTGACCGCATTTAGCTCATGGAAGAGTTCATCAGCCCTCTTATTGGCGTCGGCAAGTTCGATCACAGCTTTTCTGCGAGATTCCTCACAGAGATTCAGGTCCTTCTGAAGGTCCTGGCTTTTCTCGTTGAGCTTCCGGTTGACTTCATTACGGGAACTCAGGTCCTTACTGGCGTCAGCTAACTGATCCTTGATTCGACGGAAATCCGTCTCGGCGCGAGTGTAGGCATTCCTGTAGTTATCGAGTTGGTGCGTGACACGGACAAGTTCCTTCTTGGCTTCATCACGTTCCTTCTCTAACTCTTCGATCCTCGTGTGAAGCTTGTCGGAAATCATGATGGCCTCAATGACGGCCTGTCGCTCATTCCACAACTCCTCTGTCGCATGGGCCAACTCGCCCCGCAACCTCCTAACCCTAGGGAGGCAGCCGACCAAGAAGCGGATCGGCGCGACGGCGAGCCAGAGAAACCGACGGATCGGCCGGAACTGGCGACGTTCCCATTCCGGCCATGCGCTCCATTCATACTCAAACCAGACTTCCTTGACTTTCTCTGAACCATTGGCAGTCAACGGAATGGCGGCATGATCCGGGGCAGAAACACGGTCTTTACTCATACGGGTCTCCCTTCTGAAACAGAATTGTCACTCTCTACGCTAACAAGGAACTTACTGAACCCATCGCTGCCCCACCCAAGAAAGGGGGGAAGCCCGCCGGAGCGGGCTCCGGGGGGCAGCCCAAAGGCGAATCAGGCCGCGGCTTGCTCGACCAGCGGGGCGACCAACTCTTCCGCGGACATGCCGAGGGCGCCGGCAATGCGAGTCATCCTCGCATGAGCTTCCCGGAACTTCCTCTGAATGCCATCGGACGGAATTCCGCCGCCCCGAGTGTAGCTCAGTACCTTTTCCCGGTACTTCAGGTACTTCTTCGACGGATCGAATTCCTCATACTCGATATTGCACCACGACGACACCGAGTACTCGGATTTACGCGCACACTCCTCCTGCGTCAGTTCGGCCGCCCGGCGGATGGCTCGAACACGTCTGCCGAAGGTCTTCGGGCACTTGTCTGAATTGGCAACAACCTCAGCAAGCATTTGGGCATCCGACTTTTCATCGCTCATACGGTCTCTCCTCTGGGAAGTGGAAGTGAAACATGAACTCATCATCCATTCCACGTTAGTTGGGTCCCTCGCTTTTCCGTCGTGCCCCACTCCGGGAATCCAGATTTTTTTCAATCTTCTTTTCTGGATGGCCCCATAACCGGAACCCGACCGATCGCCCTTCTCCGGGGTTCTCCATGGAATAGGACGGCTGGTCGAAACGGGACGGCCGACCGGCCGTTATTTCCGATGATCCCGAAACAGATTTCGGGACCATCGTCCTCCTCCTCCATGGAGGCTCCCTGGAGCATGGAGACTCCTTGGAGCCATGTGCGCCTGCGTGAGGACGAAGCAGTCCAAGGCAAGGGCGTCCGGCCGAGAATCCTCGAATTTACCCCCCCCGGTTGGTTTTGGCACTGAATTCTAGTTGATCTGGGGTAAACATTAGCACCTAAATGAAGTATTACACTTAACTTAACACCAAAATTCTCGTTAAGTTCTTTTGCTGCAATGACTTAGATCATGCCCCCCAGATGGACCGATTGGGCGCGGCGGTAACCAGAAAAGCGGGGACGTGAACTCTGGAGTGGCTTCGGATTTTTATAGAATGACGAATGGGTGCTTGACACATTGACAGTTCGGCGAGGAGGGAGCGAGTAAGTACGGAGTACTTACTACTAACTACTTAATATTACTTATCTTAGCTCTCTTCTCTCTCCTATTCCCGGGCGTATAAACGGCAAATTATGTGTCATTTGACACCGGACTGACATTAGACAGTTAAAATTAGGACTTATGGAGGGTGTGATTCGTAAGGAACAACGGGTCCCTCTGGGGGCCCCATGTCGTTGAGGATTGAATTTTAGTGTGTCGGGAGAGGGGAGCTAAGTCTATGCGGAGAAGTGAGTCGGATGGGGGGGATGGTAAGGATTTTGACGATTGTGGGGCCCCTCCCGGGAACATTCCGACTGTGCTGATGTGTGAGCACCATACACATGATGTGGCCTAAGCCTAGACGTAGCAAGAGCTTACACATCATAGCGTTGTGACGTGGTGGTGTAGTGATGTGGGGGCATCGCCCACATTGGACGGCTAGGCTTGCATTGGCCATGGGTATGTGTTACATTGGCGGGCGCAGTGTAACGCTAGCGTACACTCCGCGCCATCACAATGACAACAGCCCGGAGTTAACTGCGCTCTCATCTCGACCACACATCACCCCAAACGCTCCCACGTCCACTCTCAGGCCATTCTCTCGAATCCGACCCAGAATACCTTCCCGGGCCTAACATCGCCTGAGACGGAACGTCAGAACCTCACCACACCGGCCCGGGCGTTGCCCAGTCTGCCCAGTTTGCCCTAATCGGCCATCATCATCGGCCTTCTCATCACAATCATCACAATCCACACATTTCGATGTGTCGGATGAAAATCCGGGCCGATCGGTCTGTTTTTTTATTTGACACGCGAAATCAGCGCGTTTATACTTCAATCAGCCCGATGAATCGGGGCACGCACCACACCACACGAGATGAGGGAAACACGATGAACCGCGGAATCGACTACGGCACAGGGGAGACGAACATTGATGGCGAATCCGGGATTCGCTACGGCGTTATTCCAAGCAATGACGTGTTACAAGCTTGGGCGGACAGCGCAGAATCCAGCTACGGCCCGCCATCCTGCCCGAAATGCGGGAATGTTGCGACCGCAATTGACGACCCGACAATTCCCGATCTTAGTGTCCTCATTCCGGACGGTTGGGAGGACAATGGGCGCGAATACGCCTGCCTGAATTGCGAATACTCATTCGATTCCGATGAAGCATACGGCGAAGAACCGCTATCGTGGTACGTCGACGATGGCGAGTATCTGGCCGAACAAAGCGCGGATGATTGCAACGTATTCGTAGTTAAGTCGCCCTACTACACCCGCGCTCAATTCTGCTCGCCCTGCGCTCCCGGCGCGTGCTACCTTCGCAACCCCTGCCCGGATGGCGATAAAGCTTATTGCTTCGCGCCAGACTGGTTTGACTGGTTTGCGGAGTGTGGCGAAGAACCGGCCGGAGAGTACAACGGCGAGAAAACCTCTTGCCCGTATCCTGTCTATCGGGTGGAAGACGACGAGTGTGTCTACAGACCATACGGCCATGAGGGGGAATGACAATGAACCTAGCTCACACTGTGATACTCGAATCAATCGAAATCAACGGGCAGACTGAGACTCGCAATTTACCCGAACCGCAGAGCATTGACGAACTGTATCGGCATTTTGCTACGGATAAGGGTCGGCCGATTGTCTACCTTCGCACGGACGGGGTTGCGTTCATCTCGTATTTGGGAGGCTAATTCAATGAGGTTCCACCGTTCACACCTTCTCACCCATGGCTCCGGCGCGTTGCGTTCGTGGTCGATTGAGTGGCGCGGCCGGAAGGGGCGGGTACGTTGTATCCGCCTGTCAATCGGCGGGTATGGCAATATCCGCCCGCCCGCCGGACTCTGGCGATGGTATCCAAGCGTGACGTACTATCGGCGCGTTGCGTTACATCTTAACTGGCTGCAATTCGGGATTTCCTTTCTGCCGAACCGATACGGGGGTGGATGATGAGCGAGTACACCGATTCCGTTGAGCGCTACACTGAGGGGCTGGAGTTTATTTCAACCGGCCCTTGCCCGGGCTGCGACGTATGCCGAAGCGATTACGGGTATGACACCCAAGAGGCGTTCGATGAGGCATACGAGAATGGCGATATCTGCGCGGAACCTCATTTCTCGTGGGGTGGCTGCGACTTGTGTGGTTCGCGGTTGGGGGGCGATTTCGAGGAGTGGCACGCCCGGGACAAGGAAAGCGGAGAGTTGATCCACGGCCCTCGCGCTTGCGTCGATTGCGTGGCCTATCTGGCCAATGGGGACGAACCCGAGTTATGGGGGGAATGACGCGATGAGAAAGCTACTTCGTAGACTTCGTAGGGTGCTTGTCTTGGACAGCCAAGCACGAGAACAAGCGCGACGGAAGCGTATCATCTGGCGGGCCATGCAACGGCCCGACTACCGCCCTTGCGGGTACTGAGAAGGGAGCACCATGCGCTACTCACTTAAGATCAAATGCGACAACGACGCTTTCGCAGGCGGTAATATGGGAGCGGAAATCGCCCGGATTCTCCGTCAACAAGCCTACCTGATTGATGGGGTCCAGGTTCCGCTGATTGGCGTGACTGTGATTCGTGACTTGAACGGCCAGAGAGTAGGCCATGCAACCATGACTGACGTCGCAAACTCTCCAGTATGTCTACTGGTCGGATGATGACGGCGCGCACGTCATGCTGCAGATTCACGGGGGCTGTGACGTGCGCGGGGGCTACACAATGCCGGCCGCGTTCGACGTGACTGACTGCGACGGA